GTGCGCGATGAAACGAAATACCAACGCAGACATATGTGGGCCCGGACGTGGCCGGGAGAGCGAGCCTTGAACGGCGAACTGCTCAACGACTTCGTATGCATTGTCGAGGGGGAGATTGTCGGCCGTATCTCTGATCAAGAGACCGGACCGATGCGCGGGACCTACAAATGGGATGGAGGGCATTCAAGGCGCATCAAGGTCAAGGTGCTTCCACAGGGCGGCTATGCGCCAGACGTGCACGAGGCGGCACGCAAAGTGGAAGACCACTATGACATGGTGAGAAAGGCGGCCGGGCTACCGCCTGTCGTCGGGATTAGAGAGAAACTATGAGCGACCAGAATAGCAAAGCCGGCGACGGTGTTCATGAGGCTCACTGGTGTGAGTACCCGGGCTGTAAGAAATGGGGCGGCTTCGGATATTCCAGATCGAAGGCCGAGAAGTCGTCGTGGCATTGCTGGGAGCATTACCCTCATAAGACGACACTACTGCCGTCTAGGCTTGCGGGACGGCAACAAGCCGCGCCGGCAAAACCTTGAACCTCACGGGTGGCGAGGTGACGACTATCGGGCCGAAGATTTTCTGTAGCGGGTTGCAGACGTATTCCAGCGTCACGCTGTACTGGGCAGGCCCGGGAGCCGCCGCGGGCGGCACGGTAATTGACCGGCGGTAAGTTTCCCTACCCGCCAACAAACGAAGCCCGGTGGTGAACTGGGGGATACTGTGGCGCTCCTTAGCGGAGTCCGTCAACCAGCGCTTGGTGATAAGCGGACAGATGCGAGTACGGAAAACCGAGAACTCAATCTCTATTGTACCGCCCTGCTCTACAGATGCCGCCAGTGCTTTGGCGTCCTCATAGATGATCGGAGGTTCGCGATCCACAACCCAAATGCCGAGATTGACCGATCCCAGTCCAGCCAGCGCGAAAACGCCAATGCCGATAATTTTCCATAGGAAACGCTTCATGGTGTCGGCCCTCCCTTCAGGTAGCCGATTGCCTTTTGAATGTTCTCGTAGAGCATGATGGAGCCGACGAAGAGCGCGACCATCGATAGCAGCAGCCAGCGCATGAACTTTCCAACGGTTCGCATATCCCGCACCATTCGGAAGCCCTCTCTGACGTCTTCAGCAGGCATCTCGATTATCGCCTCGAGCGTCTTCAATTCGTCTGGACGGAGACCAGCAAGGAAGGCTCTGGTCTTCTCTGGCAGCTCCACCATCTTCTCGGGAAGTTCTTCGCTCATATCTCGGTTTCCTGCCATTATCCCAGCCTGCATGCGAGTAAAAGAAAGCCCCGGCCATAGGTCGAGGGTGACGTTTCAGGCGGCGTTCGCTTCCAGAATGACGCCGTTGAGATAAACCGCCGTGGTGTTCCCAGCGCCGCGATTGATCGCCATCTCAATTTCGCCGGCGACAGGCGCAAGTCCCGTAAAATCGGAGACGCTTGTGAGGTTTCCAAGGGCGTTGATCGACTGAGTGACGCCACCGATAACAAAGTCCTGCAATCTCGTTCCGGTCCCGGCTCGCGAAGCCATTGCCTTGATGCGATAGCGCTCGGATGCATCGGCCCCCGAAAGCTTGACAGCCATATTGTCAACGGTATCGGAAAGGTAACCGAGCAGAGCGGTATCCGGGAACTCGGCACCCTGAGCGGCACCTTGAGCGCCGAAGGCAAAGGCGCCATTGCCGGCTACGGAGATATTCCAGACGTAGGAGGTCTTGAAGCCATCCTCCGTGATGATGTCCGTGATTGCGGCGCCGACCGTTGTTCTCGCGGTGTTGGTCCACGGCGCTGGCGGTGCGTTCGCATCCGGTCCATGGCTTATCTTCATGCGAGACGGCAACAGATTGGTCACAGCATCAATGCGAGCCTGAAGCGCCGTCTTCGTGCTGGACGCCGGAAGAGAACTGACTGCATATCCGGCCTCGCGTTTCAGGTGGTAAAGCCGCTCGGTCTCAAGCCGCTTTACCAGCATCAGAGCATAGCTATCCGGCCACTGCCGATTGCGCACCCGGCTCTCCATAGTGCGAACGAGTTCAGTGCGATAGGTCGAGTAATTGCTGTAGTGGATCTGGTCCTGAAGCCAGTTGCGATTGAACAGTGCCCACGAATAGAGGTTGATGCGGGAAACGCCGAGTGCCCTGTCGTAGCAATCGGGGTTATCCGCAAGGATCGCAGGCCACATGATCTGCTGGTTATAAGGCAGAGAGCCATTGTCGGGTGCGGATGGTGTGACACCTGTATATTCTCGGAACGTGATGTCCGAAGTAAATATGTTCCATCCGGCGAAGGCAGCAATGATCTGATCGACAAGGCTTCGCATGGTCGTCAGGCTCGACGGAGAATCGTCGCTGATCGGCTGGGCGCTTGTGATATCGTTCCCAATCAGGTTATCGAGATACACACGAGGGCAGAAGCCACTGAAAGCTGAAATCGCGGGCGCGCAGTTCGCCAAGATACCGGAGGCAGTTTCACCCGCCTCCCCGTAATTGAACACAATAGGATCAGAGGTCGGGAACGCAGACTGGATTGCAGCTTCATAAACGAGCGACAGGAAGCCGTTCGTCGTCTGGGATGCGCCCATGATCAGCTGAGCGTCATTGCGAACCTTGCTGGACTGCAACTGGTTGATCAGCGGGTATACAGAATAGACCGTTGATGCAGCCGGGTTCGTAATCACCAGTCTCACCCATCGGCCAGACGCTGAGGCCGGCAATGAAACAGGCTGACGGCGACCGGTATAGAAAGCGGTCGGAGAAACCAGAGAATATGGGATAGCCGTCCATGTGCCGTTCGCACCATCGGTACTGTCATCGCTATACGCAACCGCCACCGTTGCGCTCGCGCCTTCGAAAACGAAGGAAAGCATCCCACCCGGTGCGGCGATAGCACCCAGCTTCCAAGCCACAGTTCGGGTAGCAGTTGCAGCGATCGGATATGACGGTCTGGATTTATCCGAGCCTGCCGCAACAAGAGCTGCGACAAGAACGCTGTCGCCAAGGCTGTCATATGCCGCCAACACGGGGACGCGCCAGTTTGTGGCCGGTGCTATGTTTGGCAGAGAGGCGCCCTTACCAGACACCCCGGGAGACAGGCCAAGTCCAAGACCGATCATTTGCGTACCCCTGTCAACTCATCATGCCGTGCGCATTCGCCAACGGTCCAAACCTTGGCGCCGCAAATACCGGCAACCGTTTCATCGATCGCATCCTGATCCTTCGGAGAAGCACCGAGTGCACCGACCAGTGACGTGCCGACAATTGCGCGCGCCGACTGGTTCAGCCGTTCCTTACTGGCAGCGACCTGTTGCGTTGAGGTACACGCCGCCACGCTCACGGCACAGGCGACGATTGACGCGAGCCTTGTCAGCTTCATTGGTGAGTTCTCCGATTGCCTTGTTGGTAGCGGCGTCGAGTTCCGCACGCTCGATGATACGGGCCTCTTGCTTGGCGCTGGGAAGCCACCAGACGGCGTTGATGGTGGTGAACAGCAGAGTGGCCACAATCGCGCCAGCGGCGGCTCCTGCGGCGAAACTGATCTTGTCAGTGATCATGCCTGTTCCACCGTCTGTTTGCTCTTCCACCAGCCGTAGACACCCCAGATCGTGAGGCCGAGACCGATGGCGCCGGAGACCGCGAGCATCCCGTTCGCGATGGTGTTCGCCAGATCCGAGTTGATGCCGGTGACATACGTGGCGAGTTCGGCAATCTGGTCGCGAGCGGCAGTCACCAGCGCCAGCGGGCCAAAGTTGCGCGCGGCGTTCTTCACTTCGGGCACCTGCGCGATACCGAGATTCCCCGGCTTCTCATCCGCGGACACCTGAAACTCTTTCAGCTTGCGCATGGTCTGCGGACCGGCAACGCCGTCGACCGTCAGAGAGTTTTCATCCTGAAAGATGCGAAGAGCCCGATCCGTGGCAGGGCCAAAGTCCCCATCCGCCGGAACGGAATGGCCCGCGCGCGTGAGAAGCACCTGAATTTCGCGAACACCTGCCCCCTTGGAGCCAAGACGAAGCATACCCGTCGCACCAGATGCGGCCGGTTCTTTCCTCGCATAGCGCTCATAGGCGGCGGCCATCTTCGTGTCGTAGGCGTTCTTCTTGTATGCGGCCCCATTGTAGCCGCGTGCGAACCCGGCCCAATCCTTCCGGCTCAGCGCCCCGAGGAGATTGTTGGTCTTGATGAAGCGAACCATCAGATCGACCTGGCCCTCTACGCCGCTGCGGGCCGCTTCGAACAAGTCAATGACCGATGGATAGCCGAGCGCCTTCCAGTGGCTCCCCATGACCTGCCCAACGCCGAAGGACGTGCTTTCCAGTGCTGCCTGCTTGTCGATGGTCATCGCCCGTCCAAGAAGCTGCCAGCGGGCTTTCTGCGATGCAGGGTTCTTGACCCCACCGACGTTCGGGGAAGCTAGACCGAGACGCCGCGCCTCCTCACGACGAGACGCCGTCACCAGCCGGTCGAAGTAATGGCCCTCGAACCGGATGATCGGCATTTCCTTACCGTCGATATCAGCAAACACAACGCCGTTGCTCTCGACCTCGACAACAGCCTTCAGCGCCGCCGGGTCAATACCGTGCACGCTCGCAACTCGCTCTATTGAGCGCGCGACATCAGCCTTCAACATGAGGCTTCTCCTGATTTTTCGAGAGGTGAATGGGGCTTGCGCGAAACTTACGCGACCACGAAAAATAGCCCGTACGTACGAAAGTTACGGAACATTAACTCGACTTAGTTATTGACAGAGTGCGTAGATTACACACATAAGAGAGGCATGCACACGGTCACTGAACTCAAATCGTTCCGCAAGGCAGCCGAAACGGCAGGGATGTCTGATGAAGACATCGAAGCCCTGACGACGTATTTGTCAGACAATCCTCAAGCTGGCGATGAAATGCCAGGGACAGGCGGTTGTCGCAAGTTGCGATGGGCGATCAAGTCAAACAACAAGGGAAAAAGCGGCGGAGTTCGCACAATTACCTTGTTTACCGGTGAACACCTTCCTGTGTTTCTAATTACTGTGTTCGGTAAAAGCCAAAAGGTCAGCCTGACCAAAGCCGAGCGCAATGATCTGAAGAAGCTGTCAGATAGTGTAGTGCAGACATATTCGAGACGGGTACTTCCGATCGCTGTAGGAGAATGAGATGAGCAAAAAGGTATTCGATCAAATCGCAGAGGGCTTGAATGAGGCTTTGGCCGTCGCTCGTGGCGAATCCGAACCTTACAAGCTTCATGTTCCTGCCGAAATTGATGTCAAGGCTATTCGTGCGCGCACGGGTCTGACCCAGAAGGACTTTGCTTCGACCTTTGGTTTCGGTGTCGATCAACTCAAGCAGTGGGAGCAAGGTCGCTCGCGTCCGGTTCAAGCCATGCGCGCTTATCTTCTCCTGATTAATCGAGAGCCGGAAAAGTTGCTTCAGGCCCTGCGCGAGATCAATCTGAGCGCTCACGAGCCTCCCGCTCGTCGCTCTGCTTGCTAAGTATCAAACCCGAGGCAACCCCTCGGGTTTTTCTTTGGGGCGCCCCCTGCATCCCCTCACCGCGCTTCTCCTGATTGTGGGTTATGGGTGCCGGGTTACGGCTATAAAAAAAGGCCCCCCGAATGGGAGCCGATTATTCATAATCTTGCGTTTTCAAGATAGGCGGGGTTGCCTCCTACCCTCTGTCATTTCTTGCGAAGCCAGAGCCCACCCCCAGGGTTTTTCAGAAACGGTGTTTTAATCGCGTCCGGGGCAGCGTCTACGGCGTCGCCGCAAAGGATCGGGAAAGCATCATTCCAAAATATGATCTCGAATTGATGATTGTACATAAGGAAGGCGCGGAGGCCATATAACTCGTTCCAACTATATCCTCTGCTTTGCATCCAATCGATTGGGTACTCGAACGGCCAGAACACATCATGGAAATGTACAACGACTCCAGATTTTAATCTGGGTAGTATCTCAAACAGTTCAAAATTGACGTCGCTTTGCGATTTCATGACGTGCGATGAATCAACGAAAAGAATGTCGCTTTCGCCCAATTCATCAAATATTTCCAAGCTGACGTTCTGTACGAAGTCTTTAATAACCCTTGGTGCGTCTTCTGGCCGTAGGAGACCATTTAACGTGGAAGGAAAAGGCTCAATAAAAACGAAATTTACACCAAGATCATATTCTTCCGAGCAGTCGAGCATGGATGCAGATGAATACCCAGACCCAATCTCTATTATCATCCGGGGCGAAAGGCTTAGCATCATGCCCTTCTGAATGACTGCATCGCCTTCGCCATACGTGCCGTTTGGTAGGCTATACCGATGGTAAATTTGGTTTTTGGGACGCCTCCCGAGAAGCTCGCCCACCAAAGATTTCCACGTGATCCTTTGCCCCCGTAAATTAACGTCGACGCCAGGTATTTCCTTCAACGTAGAGCGATCTAAGAATATTTTGTGGTAGTCAATTTTTCCGAAGTCGTTCAGTGGCGAATAGTAATGTCCTGGCGGGTGCGCCCCAACCTTCCTCACCCTTTCTGGTGAGGCTAGCAAATCTTGCAGCACCTTCTCTAGGCCGTGCGCCCTGAGAGCCAGCACCCCTTCATCGAGCTCTTCCTGCTGGGGGGCTCTATCCAAAATGTTGCGGTACAAAGCGTCTATTGCGCTAACTTCATTACCCAAGCTACATATCCTCCGACTAAAACGTAGGGGGACACTATTAGCAGGTCAGCACGGTTTCAAGCGCTACACGAACCTCTCCACCTTTATCGTGTAAGGAAATGACGCGTAGTCAACGCTAGCGTTAGTTGTATTTCTCCCGCGAAGCGTGACTTTGTTCGCAGAGTAGACAACGCCCGTAAGTTGGAGAGAAGCAAATACCCCTAAAGTCGATGTGCAAGTAGCGGTTACCATGTCTCCCGGGAGGCTGCCGGGGCAATCAAGCTCCACGAGGTCCACAGTTGCGAAAGCAGCAATAGACGGCGGATCAAAAGTACCGCTGACCGTTTTTAGGTATTGCTGTACAGAGCCGCTGCGGATTTGCAACCCCGATCCAACACTTACATTCCCTACGTCGTCCACCGTAAAAAGAAATGTTCCATCTTGTTTTCGTATCGAAAGAACGCCCGTGCCCGCGTCAAACCGTATCGCCCTGCGGTTAGAAGGTTTACCAATTAAAATCCCGCCCGGAGACCCGCCAGCAATGCTAGACTCAACAGCAAAATAAACATCAGATCCGGTAGGGTCTCGGCTGGTGGATGCAACCAGGAAATAGTCAAAGGCATCGTTGCCTAGTAGAGGGTTTTCGTTAATAGGGCTAGCTGCACCAACATTCCCGGCGTAATACGCAGCGTACCATCTACCGGCGCGTGTTTCTGTAAAATGACCATAACCTTTACCCGCTGACAATCCAGCAGACGTTTCAGTCATTCCTGGTATCCAGTGCATAGACAAACTAGGTACATCGCTTTCGTTAACGATGGCACTTGCGATTTCTATAGGTGTACCGCCTCCGGTTTCGCCCGCCGCGCCTGTGCGAACTTTACGCACGTCAACCGCAATGCCTGCAGTGTCTCCTTTGTGACCTTGCCGCGCGACTACGATTAACGTGTCTATTTCGCCTTCGCCTTGTGCGGTTTTCCAATCTCCGCTTTCAATGTCGCCGGTGTAGGTTACCTTCTCTGCGGATAAAATGAGCGCCCCGTCTGCCGACTGTGGACCAAATTCTCCTGAGCCTGAAGATTTCTTAATGAATGATTTAGTAAAGAAAGCGCCCGAGTGCGTAGTTTTTTGTTCCGCAAATTCGTAAGACTTAACACCAGTCGCGGCAAAAGGGACTAGCGGCGGGTTTAACGGCGCGCCTACACCTTCGTCCGGTAGCGATGTTGTTACCTGCGAGGCCATCGCAGACACGCGATTTCGTGCCGCTGTTGTGCCCGCTTCTGTTGACAGCGACTTGTAGGCGTCAGTAATACGCGCATCATCCCCGGCTGCGACCGTTCCATCCGTCGTCCCGACGCTTCGCGTTGCGGAGTTCCCAAGCCCGAGATTTGTCCTGGCTGTTGCTGCATTCGTCAAGTCCGAGAGATTTGCAGCTTTTTGCGCGGCGTTGTCTGCTGTCGTGCCTTGCGCAGCAGTAGCGAAATCGGTGTCATCCGAAAGCGCAGCCGTACCCAAGCCTAGTGTGCTGCGCTGGGCTGCTGGCGTGGCATCGTCAAGCAATGCGCGACCGGCAGCAGTCAAGCCAGTGACAGCGGCAGCATCCGGCCCAGTGAAATAGATAAACTGATCGTCGCCAGGGGTTGTTGCCTCCATCGCAGCCGTCGTAGGACCGATAATGACCGACTGGATATTACTGACGAGGTCCTGAAACGATATGCGCGAATACATATCGATCGACTGGTCCCATCCCCAAAAATAGGTTGTATCAGGAGTGGAAACGGATGGAATTCGCGCGAGAGCGCCAAAGTCTGGCTTAACCACCATATCCGACCCGTCGCGCTCGGCATCTAGGCCATTGGCGCCCATGATGCGGGCCGGAAAGCGGGGTAGAACACGCAAGCGTAGAGAGGTGCGATTGCTCATTGGCGGACAACTCCGTCTATAATGCCGATGGTGGCGACCAGCTCTTGTTCGGTAATATCATCAAGCTTGATGGTGATGCCGATCTCGTATGTGCCGGCACACAGGTGCGAGAGATCATTCGGCGTGAAGTGCCATTGGATTATGCCCTCTGAGATAACGGAAACCTTCCCGTCACCTGTGCGAGCGGTGAGCACCGGAGAGCAACCATTCTTGCGAATGGCAATGCTGACGACTGCGTCATCAAGGTTTGCTACCGGTTCGTCGGTATCGTCATTGATGATTTCGACGGTCCCAAACCAGTCGGCACGGTTAGAAATAGGCTCTAGCGATCCTTGATACATGGTCAGAGCCTCATATAGATCGAGCAGCCTGTTGATGGCTGAACGTTGTTATGCGGCTCACCACCGCCAGATGGTTGAATGGCGATTCCGGTTATTCCGATGCCCGTAACCTGCGTGTTAGTGAATTGGTCAATCGCAAACATGCTGGATGAGCTTCCCCGGTCACCCCAACCCGGCCGATAAATCGGTTGCGGGTAATCTTGGACATGGCGATGGCCTGGGTCACTAACCCCGTGCGAATGCGATGGCATTTGAGCCGCTGTAAGCGTGTGGCTCTGGCTCCCACCAGACCAACCGACAGCGGTTGCTCCCGTCATTACACCCGCTGCTGCGTTACCCATATTGTCGTAACCAACAACCGTTCGACCGCGCCAGTCTGGCAAACCCATAGTTTTATTGGCGCTGAAGTCGGCTGCGGCAGAAGCCCCTCGACCGCCTGTGATCGGCGCAGCGGGCCAGATATTCCAGAGGTAACTATAAAGGGGCTGAGTATCGCTGTTTGCTCGTTCTTCGGCGCCAGACGTGGCAGAACCGATAGTTCTCCCATTGAGGCGCACGAAGCCCACGCGAGGCTCGTTACCGAAGCGGAGCATCATATCTCCGGTGGCCATTAATGAATCGGGGTCTACTGGGGTTGGGGGCGCTTCGCCGCCGCTCCCACTTGGCCCGATAATTGGAATTGCTGGCGTGTCATAAAGCACCACCCCGCCAGAGGTAGTTACGCGCACGCGATAAAACTCATCGGCTTCGTCAAAGAACACAGCCGGGAAAACGCCATTACCATCCGTCACCAGGGGGTTCGGATGCGGAGTCGATAGGTCGTTGTCGCGATATGTGGTAATCGGGGTTGTTGTCCCGCCGCTGTAAAAATACGCCCGTGCCCCAATATATGGAACACCCTTGGCGTTGCTGATCTGAGAAAGGCTGTTAGGCCAGAAACCTGCCATGTCAGCACCTCACCAGACGGCCACAATGCCGGTTGCAGTCGTTCCCGTGGCCTTGATCCGCGTCGGGACAAAAGGGTAGAGAATGCCCGCAAGCATTGTGAATGGCACTTCCTGCCCGTTACCGGACATGACCATGACGACAACACCGTCAGCGCCGACCATTATTGCGCGCGGCACCGTTGCGAGGTCGCTTGCATCGTTTGGCGTTACAGCCACGGCATAACGAGCCGGGCCAACCTGCGTGATGTCTTTCAAGTACGGATCTACTGCAGCCATTGCGGCCTCCATAAAAAAAGGCGGCTCCGAAGAACCGCCACTGAGGACTTTGGGTGTGCTCTGTTCGCCTACTTCTTGCGGGACGCATCTTTAACAATCTGTCGGATGCACTGACCGACCGTCCATTTCGGGTGCGTTTTCCATATCGGTTTCAACATTCTGTTGGCGTTGGCATACTCTTCAAGAGCATTGCCGTAAGCTTCGTGCTGCTTTCGCCTTTCATCAAAGGCTCGATCCCAATCGTCTTGCGACAGCGTTTCAGTGATCCGGATCGTCTGTGTCTCCCCATCCGGGATGGAAATGGCACCGTCGATGTTGAATGGAAGCTGATATTCGGCGGTCTCGTACTTCGCCAAAGCGCTCTTCATGTGCTTCTTAGCGGAGCGATTGATTGCTCGGATAAGCTGGGGATGGCCAACCTGGAACTTTTGATCGTCATCGATCTGGTCCCAAATGGCCCGCGCCAATTGTGACTGTATGAAACCCTTGCTACGAACCTTCGGCTTTTCAAGCTCAGCAAGAACTTCCTTGTCAACGATATCAGTGAAATTCGACATTCCGCTTACTCCTTGGCCTGCCATGCAGTAGCGAAAGCGTCGAACCACTTCGACACCTCCCGCATAGCGTTGATGTTGTCAGTGATGATATTTTCCATTGCCGCTGGAACAGATCGCGCCAGATCCTCAGGCGACGGCAGAGTTGGAATGATCTCCGAAGTCGTCAGCACCTTTGAGAGAAAACTGCGAACCTCGCGAGTGCCGAAGATTCGCTCGCGTTCGGCTTTCTCGTCCTCGCTGAGGGGATCAGGCGGAACAAACTTGTCGGCTTCATCATCTTGCGCTTTGGCGTTCTGCAGACGCTTGAGAGCCGTCGATAACTCCTTGTCTTGCGAAGGGGTCATCACCAACTGCTGCACGTCTTTTGGTTCTTTGGCGATAATGGCAGCCGCAGATACCGAAATCTCCCCTTGATCAACCGCCGCGATAAGATCCACATGACCAGTACTCAGGACTGTTTTCGCGGCCTGTCCCGTCTTCCGATCGATTTTCATCGTTTTAGCGGTGACTGTCATGGGTGGGGAAAATTCCTCACCCGTCATATTGTCCTGCTTCAAACGGTGAACGTGCTGATTGCTCCCAACCGCGAGGTTTGCTATCCGCGCCGCAACCATCGCCCTCTGCGATGTTGTGAGATGTCTTCTCTTCAGGTTCAGGCTAACCACAAACCCGATAGGGTCGTTGCCGTGGTATTCTCTGAATTTCGGAGTGATCCCAAGTTGCAAGCAGGCCTTGAACCGGTTTCGGCCATCAAGAATTTTATTGTCCAGCAGAACGATAGGCTCTCTTTGGCCAAACCGCTCTATGTCACGAACCAATTCAGCAAGGTCTGGCTCGTCCATCATCGGAAATAGATTCGCCAAATAGTGAGGCTGAATGTCTGCCGGTTTCACGTCCTCCGCTTTTCCATATTCTATAACCATTTTGGTCTCCTTCGACGCCCGGCCGGCCAAGCCAGAAGCGCACTGGTCCGCATTCGCGGAACCGAGCGCCGAAGGAAGCTCGGTGTCCACGCTTTCCCCTTTGGCCAAGGGTATTCAGATTTCAGTTCTCCAGTTCCCTGCGTCGTGCGCAGGCCCCAAAAGCAGGATTGAGCGGGTCGTCAGGATCGGCTTGCTCATACAGCTTGAAGGGGATGCACGCCTTTGAAAGCGGGCAACGGAGGCATAGGAGGAACTTGTTGAAACCCACCAACTGAGCCTCTGTAAGGCTTTCAATTAGCGCGTTAATGCGGGCAACGTTGCGAGGGGCGCCTCGCCCGCCCTCAATTACGACAAGACAAGAACCGCCTTGCCGAGCAGATTGCAAAACAATGCCGCTACTGCTATTGTCCATAGCGCAATATCCTTCTTTCCAGATTGTGTTGCTGAATTGAGCGGGACGGTTTCTCAGGCCGGTGTCCCGCTCTTTTCGTTTTCAACGCACTCCAGACCTTTTTCGATCAGGGCGCGCACGGCTGCTGTTCTGGATTGGATGCGATTGCCAAAACGGAAATCATCCACTTTAGTCAGCAGCGACGGCTCCATGGTAATCGGAATCCTCTCGCTTTTCATTTCGGCCACGATTGCCTCCTTTGCGCTTTGTGGTACAAGTTCATAGTGGCATTTGGGCGCTATAGTAGCAATAGGGCACTAGTGGCATTTGGGCGTATTTCTTATAACCTCTTGATAGGGTTCCCGTATTTCTATGTCTGACAACGCGACGAGAGATCAGAACAAGTTCATGATCCGCATGCCTGAAGGCATGAGGGACAGAATCAAAGCTCACGCGGAGGCCGGCGGTCGCTCAATGAATATGCAGATCGTTTACATGCTTGAGTCAGCACTATTTCAGGCTGACTATACTAGGTTGCAGAGCGGCCTAGAGCCGCTCGGCAACGTGCCGGAGGACGAGCTTGATAGGATGCACCTTTTCATTGAGGACAACGAGCGAAAGGCCGCGAAGCGGACTAAGGTCCTGACCGAGCAAGGCATGGATGAAATGCTTGCTGCGATCAACGAACGGGTAGCTCGTATCGAAGCCGCACTGGCGCCACCTGAGGAAACAGATCACCAAGTACGAACAGCGCGCAAGAACCGCGACTGACTAGCCCCCCGCGTCTTGACCTGACTACAAATGATGTGTATTGGTACACACATGAAAAGCGGCGACATCATATCGGCATTAAAAGCAGACGGTTGGTTCGAAGTGGCAACCAAAGGCAGCCACGTTCAATTCAAGCATCCTGAAAAACAAGGGCGCGTCACCGTTCCACATCCCAAGCGAGACCTGCCGATAGGCACGCTGAAAAGCATCGAAAAACAATCCGGACTGAAACTGAGGTAATGACCATGCGCAACTATATCGGACTGATCCACAAGGACGCTGATAGCGATTACGGCGTTTCCTTTCCTGACTTTCCTGGCGTTGTAACGGCCGGCACCGATCTAGACGACGCGCGCCGTATGGCGGAAGAAGCCTTGGCGCTTCATGTCGAAGGCATGATCGAAGACGGCGAAGCTATTCCAGAGCCTTCGTATCTCGATGCTGTGATGGCTGATCCTGAGAATAAGGACGCGGTTGCTATCCTTGTTACGCTCAAGGCCGAGAGCAAGAAATCTGTGCGCCTCAACATCACGCTTCCAGAGGACGTTTTGAAAGAGATCGATACTTTCGCCGCGTCCAAAGGCCTGACCCGATCCGGCTTTCTTGCCAGGGCTGCGAAGCATGAAATAGCCTCATCAAGTGACGAGAATAATACCGAGGAATATGCGCTGGCAGGCTAACCCGCCGCCCTCGCCTTCGATCGCCCTTCCATCTCGTCATGCTGGCTGACTCGACTTCTGCGGGAATTGATTCAATGATGCCCCTAATCAGGGGGACGAAATAATGAGCGACCAGTCAGACAACGAAGTTTTTGTGCGTACCGGCGGCAAGATTGCCATTGGGAGTGAGTTCTGGGACATTCGGGACGGCGGCCATCCGGTTATGTTCACTGACGTCATAACGGAGGCTAGACATGGCAACGGGGTCGTTTCTCTTTCCTTCGGCGCTGGCGTTATAGACGCCAACGGAAAACCGTTCGTTGACATCACCCACCGAATGAGAATGTCCCTCGCCTCCGCGCAGTTTCTCCGCAACCTTCTTGATGGCATGATAAAGGAAGCCCTCACACCGGTAGACAAGTCTCAGGCCAACTAAGGGCATATTCATCTCTCCTTCAAAGTGTGGATATAATCGCTCGGGTGATGGGGGATAAAATGAAACGAATTGCACTTCTTTTGGCGGTCTTTGTTCTATCCTATCGGCCCGTAGAGTAAGGGACGTGCCACATGGCGTGGGTTGTTGGTATCGGCATATTTTTGTTCTTCCTTTTTGCTTTCCCAAAGCAAGTAGGACTCTTGATTTTGATCCTTCTTGGTATTGGCGCTGCCACATGGATTTACAGCACCGCAGAATCCAATGCAGCAGCTAAAGAGCGATCAAAAATAGTAATGTCTGCCCGAACAGACATAGGGTGTGACGATCCGCAGTTCCCAATCGGGGTGTCAATTTCAAACGGAACAAAAAAACAGATAAACAGCGTCGATTTCACGATATTGGCAAAGCGGCCGGGGTACAGTTCAGACGTTTACTCCCATTTTCATACCAGTGATCGCATTCTCAAGCCTGGTGATGTGTATTTTGCATGCTGGTCCCTAGCTAGCTACGAGTTGAATTACGGAAAATTGAAGGGCGAGGACATCAAAGCTTTGAACTGGTCAACAAGGGTTTCTTCGGTTAGGTTTTCTGAATGACCCGTCAAATCGACCACGATCCACACGAAAAGTCTCGCTCTACAAGAGGCGAGACAATTTTCGTCACCATAGTCACCACAACTGTTTTGATCTTGGTTGGCGCAGCGCTGAACTTGGTGGCTGACGCTTATGGTCTTATCGCCCTCTTCTCTGTTGTTGCCATTGGTGCCGCGGTTATGTTCCCGCTAGCCTTCTGGTTGGACCGGCGGAGATAGCTGTTCCCCTCGTGACAGCGTCAGTGATACGCGCTGCATTCTGATCAATGACGGGCAACCTCCCCGCTGCACCCTGTAAGGCCTGCATGAATGCCCCGCCGCCCTGATTGGCTGGCTGCGTCAGTATATTGGCGATTTCGCCCCATGCCGCGTCCTGCCTGCCAAGCTGCGCCTGCGGGCCAGTCCCGAATAGCCCCTGCAAAAATCCTTGGGAAGACGCCCAAGGGCGCCCACTCGCAGCGTTTTCGATAATGCCCGGCTGCGTTGCGGCGTCAACAGCGCGTTCCGCAGTCTGTCGTGCATAGGTCCTGCTGTTTGTCGCAACCCCGGCGCGGATATCAAACGCCTTCGCGGCTTGATCCACCGCTTTCATCATAGCATCAGCCTCGGATTTCCCCATGACGGTCGCCAGCTTTTCACGGGCTGCATCGCTGGAAAGGTCGCGAAGTGCGGCAACACCTTGACGAGCGTCCACGTTCGGGTCGTTCACGGTGCGTTTCACATTGGAGAGCTTTTCAGCAAACTGTGACCGGAGCCCCCCACGAAGACTTTTCAACTCTGCGTCGGAAAGCCCAGATACGAAGGCCTCAACCTCGTCTCTAGCCACGGAAGGAGAGAGCATCGTCTGGCCGAACAACTTGGATTCTCGGGCGGCAATAGGTGCCGCCGCTGTGTCGAGCGCTGTCTTGTATTCAGGCACTAGCGACTTGGTGAGATTTCTGATCTCACGGGAAAGGCCCTCATAGGCGCGGCCAATATCGGTTTGTCCGCCTAGTTTGCCTTTACCATCCGCCTCGCTGGCAACATCCTTCAGCCCACGGGTGATGTAATCAAGCTGCCGAACATCGGGCAGCGTCTCAAATACTACAGATCCGTCATCGGCTATCTTTGCAAGGATTTGCTGGCTTTCCTCACCGTTGACGCGCATCAGTTCGTTTGCACGGTTGATAGCGGACTGTGGCACCCGCGTCTTGACAACCTTTTCTAAGGCAATGCCACGAGGATCGGCGTAATCAATGGGTGTAGCATAGGCTGCATCATAAGCGGCGGCGCGTGCCGGCTGCGTTTGCTGACGAAGGGCTATGAGCGGCTTGACCATGCCTTCTGGTGCACCCAATCCAGCATCAAGGGCAGCGTTGATATCCTGCGTTGCCAGTTCAGCGCGTGCGTTAATCCGGCTTGCTGCCTCTCCGGCACGAGGACCGCCACGCTGGATGGCGGTATCAAGTGTGCTCAGAGTTGAAGGACCAGCATCAGCCAGCATTGCTCCGGGGCCGGCGGCCTGAATGTTGGCATTCGTCGCACCAAGGGCATTGTCTGCTCCCATGGCGCGCGCAACGACATCCACGGCTTCGGGGCTTGTCCCGGCCTGCCGCGCTGCATCGGCGGTCGCGCGGCTTGACTGAAAAGCTTTATAGCCTCTCCCTGCCAAGTCACCGACGAGAGGGCCTGTCAAGCCCATGCCCAAGCCCAAACCACCCCCTTTGGCCATTTCCCATGGATCCCAATCAGAGCGCACACCAGCATCCGTGGTTCCAATAGCAAGGCCGCTTGCCCCCGACAGTGCCATAGCGGCCGGGGTGCTGGACACACCCACGCCAAAAGCAGCCGGAGCGGCGGCAATCATGGGGATTGTGCCACCAACGGCACCGGCAATACTCGCGCCAGTCGTAACCCAAGGGTGCTCTTCCTGCGCCCGTTGGGTAATCCCCTGAGCCTGTCGAAGGTTTTCATCATAGCTTCCACCGTTCATGACTGTGGAAGCTATAGCTGCGCCGCGCTGGCCGGCACCAAGCAACGCAGGCCCAGCAACCGGCACACCATTGGCGAGACCCGTGATAGCCGCACCCACGGCACCGCTCGCGCCTTCCATTCGCTGCTGCTGGTCCTCAGCATTGAGCATGGCTTGGCCTTCCTCGAAAGAAAGATGCTTTCCAGAACCGTTTACCTGGGTAGTATCAAAACCCGGCGGCAACGCGGGCATCGTGGTGCCGGGCGCATTTTCGGTCGACTGTTCAAGAACGAAGCCGGCAGGCAACGGCGGCAGTTTCTGATCGGCCATCACGGCACCTCTTCCCATTTGCCGTTTCGAAGCTCGATAACCTTCCCTGTCTGGGGATTTCGAGCGCGCGGCGCTGCTGTGTTAGTTGCGGGCGGCGGATTATTGTTGCTACCGTTTGCGGGGTTTTCAGCGGTGCCTAGCGCCTTTGCCATGTTCTGGATCGCTGCCGGCGGCATACCCGCCTTGATGGCTTCAACCGCGATGGCTCGGCGTTGACGTTTGGATTCTACAGTCGCGGGTTTGTCACCCGGTTGGGGAAGGAAGATACGCCCATAAAGGTCTTCTTCCGACTTGGTGACTGCTGCGCCCGTGTCTTTTCGAAGGATCGATGCGAGGAAGTCTTTCCCAGCATCACGGGCAAGCTGGTACTCCTCTGACTGCGCATAGTTGCCCAGATTCATTGGAATGCCATTGGCAAGGGTCTCTCCAAGGTTCAACAGCGCACCCTCATGCTGATTGAGCAGAGGCATCGCATTCGTGGCGCGGGTCGCATAAACCGTGTCCTTCGACTGGCCTTCTGTCAGAGGCTTTACGCCAGCACCCTGATTAAAGGTGACGGCTCCTGTAGCCGGGTCAACCTGCAAAGAAGTTCCAGACGGCGGATTTATGGGGTAAAACTTGCCGTCAGGTCCGAACTGTCCAGCCTGTGCGCCGTACTTGTTCGCCTCTTCCGACGTTGCCTGACGGAACTGCTGACCAGCACTCGGAGAGGTGATCCACTCCTTGTTGTTCGGGTCGTAAAGAACTCCGTTTCCGGCGTTGACGAGGCCCTGCCGATCAGTCTTTGCGAAATTGCCCAGCCTCTCTACAGCGCCCGTCTGCTGGTTCGCACGAGCCAGCGTGCCATCTGGAAGGTTGACGAACTGCCAAGGCTCGCTTGCTTTTTGGCCCTGAACGTTAGCCTTCCACAGTTCTAGGCCTATCGAATTGAGTTGCGGGTCTTTTAACAACTGGCGAATTACGGAGGGGTCAACGCCCCCACGCTGAACGGGCGACACTCCCTGAGCGATCATGTTAGAGGCAGCGCCGGTTGAGTCTGCTACCTGCATCGGTGCTGCGGCGGGGCTAGGAGCAGTGGGTGACGCCATTGTATAAGGCGCGGCGTCGGTGCGCGGCTCAACTTTCACCATGGGATCTACGTAAGCAGTTTCACTCCCGCTGGTGTCGCCCTGCTCGATTGGGGTCACTGCTTCGATAGCGGCGGCTCCAGCGTTTGCAGGCGCGTTTCCAAACTCGTTAGAGTAATAGCTTTTCGCCATCGCTAGACGACGAGCGGACTCGCCACCGGGTCTATTGTATCCGGCGAACGCCCAAGCCCGGTTCATAAGTTGCTGTGCTTCTTCCACGCTGCCCGCGTTGTTGAGGGCCTGAATAAGCTGCGGGTTCTCCTGAAGAAAGAACTTTGCCTGCCCTTCAGGGGAAAGGTCGCCAGTTGCAGCAAGCGCCTGATAACGGGGGCCGCGCCAAGACAGGATGCCGCCAGCCGTGCCAGCTTGCCCGCTTTCACTGGGGTCGCTCCACGTACGCATTGCGTTCTTTGCCGACCATCCACTTTCAGCCTTGCCTGTCGATGCGACCGCAGCAAGGCCATATGGGTTAGTCAGCCCACCAGAGCGAACGGTATCTATGAATGGTTTGTAGGTATCACCTTGAAGCGCCGAACGCGACACAGGGACAACGGGAGCAGTTTGCGTCTGCTGTGGACCAGTTAAACTGGAAAGAAACCCACCCTGTGACGATGGCGGAGATCCTACCGACATGTCTGCGAGACGCGAAAGGGATAAATCTCTGCTCTTTTTATCGATGGCGCCGCCGAGCGTATCACCGATGCTGTCCATCCATGAAAAATCAGACCGAGGGATGCTTGGCGTCTGGGGGAGTTGAAGAGCCATTAGAAGAGTCCCCCTGTTTTCGCTCGCGTTGCGAGGCCTATACCGTTCTTGAGGAGGCCGCCAAAGAAGCCTGCTCCAGCAGCCTTGTTGGCCTCACCGCCTTGCGCCGCTTGGTTTGTGGCGCCCGTAACGCCAGAGGTATAGGCGTCTTCTAGGTTAAGGCGGCGATCAATGGAGTTTTGGTATGCGCCAGAAATGTTGTTCCATCCTGATGCCTGACCGCTGGCGGCTTGGAGCCCTTGGGCAGACTGCCCCGCCAACCGGTCGAGCCATCCGCCATATTCCTGATTTGCAAGCCCTTGCCCATACCTAGAAAGAGCCGTCAGCGTGTTGCCGCTGTTCAGCATCCCAGCCGCGCTAGCGCCACGCAACGCTGCCTGCGTCCCCTGGTCAAGAGAAAACTGGTAACCTGGTCCGGCCTGAAAGGCACTAGTCGCGGCGGTGTTGCCATCCACACCATTAAGACCGAGCGCATTTCCGTACATCGTGTTTGCTGACTGCCCCGTCTGGGCGTAGGGCGAATAAGCGTTCACCGCCTGATTGAGCGCCCCTATTGCTTCCGTCTGACCATCATTGATGGTCGCGTGGCCGACATCACGAAGCCGCTCATATTGGTCTTTGTTATTGACCGCCGCCCTCATCGTGGGCTTGCCGGCGTCCAAGCCCAGAATGCCGCTAAGAAAACCCATTATGGTGTCTCCAAATCTGTCACGCGCGCGTCGAGCGCCGCAAGTTCTCCGTCAATCCCGTCAAGGCGGCCCGCGTCTTCCTTGGCATGGTCATGGATGCGCTTGAGGAATAGATACCAGGCCGGGTCAATTAGACCGGTTCGAAGGTTGATCACTGGCACCTGTGGGCTCGGGATCGGGGTAATTTCACCAATTTGAGAGGGCATCAGCGCGATACTCCTGCTGCATCCATAGTTCCTGAAAGAACCGAGGCATAAACGGGATCAGATATCTGTATCCGCCACACCCGGCCGTATCGGCTTGCCATTCCAGTCCTGTTGACAGAAACCGGCTCACGTGAGCCTGCAATGCGTCCGAGCTTCCGAGATAGCGGCGTCTTGAACGTCACCCCCCCGTCGTCAGACCAAGAAATGAGGCATACAGGGTCAACCTCAATCGGATCGTCGCCAGACACGAGGCCCTGCCCCACAGTAATATCGAAATCGGCTCTTGGAATGATTGTCCTGTTGGGGAATCCGGACAGAGGCAAAGACCAGAGGTCCACAACGAGGGGCTCAAGCCCTTCCCGCTGATATTTTGCATCTAGCAACCAAACGGCATCACTCTGCCGATCGAGCATAGCCCACGCCCCAAAGGCCTGAACCGATACGATGGAGCGCCAGTTTTTCCAATTGTAGCTTCGGCGTTCGTGCCATAGTCCTGTGCCAACTTCATAGGTCCAAGAGAAGGCTGGGCCCGTGACTGTCGCCCACATATGGCCCGACGAAACGCCTACCGTGACATCAATCTTGTTTTTGTCAGCAACGCCTTCGATTAGCGCCTCGAGGTCTTGATTGCTTATCCTTGACGGCGAGTAGCCACCATCCATTCGGTAAACGGCATTGTCATCAGCCACGAACACGATGGTTGAAAACCCTTCCTCAAAGCCTGCAATTGCGAATGTTGAAGCCAATCCCTTAGGAATGACAGTCGTGCGCGAGAATGGAGAGCCGGTCGCATTTGCCGCGTTGTTCCACACTTCCATCGATGACGGGCCGCACAGTAAAAGCTGCTCACCGTAAGGCACCGCATTAAAGATGCCGCCGGGGCGGCTCTCGGCCTTGCCGAAATCAAGCGCTGAAACCGTAGTATCGTTAATGGCGGAAACGAAGTATCGGCCATCTCGGATCGGAAACACAAAATAGCCATCGATGAACATAACTGCGAGCGGCTGAGGCAATTCAGGCTCAGCAAGTGTTTCGGGCGGGGCGTCCCGGTGAATTTTGTACACATCATTCTCAGTCACGCAGAGAATGTCAGGGATCGGCGCCTTGTTATTCCGAGCAAAAGTTACCCGATCGTCTCCCGGCAAGGCTCCAAGGTCGGTTACGACGTAGGAACCACTAACGAGCGTGATGAGCGTCAATCTATCCTTTTGGGCGACGTATAGGTCCCCGTTGTAGAAATGCGCCCCGCGACCAGCCTGATGGGATGTAGAGGCTATCATGCGTAACCCCGGCGCTCGCCTGCGAGCAAACAGCGATCTAGCGCCATCATCTAGCTTCGATGCGTAGCAATTGATCAGCCTGCCAGAACCTTCGCCGGGCCGGATGCCAGGCGACGTGCTATTCGGGAAAACGATATCAACCATCAGAAATACAAGCTCGGTATAACGTCTTCACGCTGCCAGCTGCTGTTGCGGAGCGATCTAAGGCGGTTTTCGGCAAGAATTCGGGATTCGGCGTTGCTCGGCTGGCCAAAGCTTGGCGCGGCTTGATCTGCCAAGATGATAGCTAGTGGATCGACGCATTCCTCTTCGAAATTCTGTCGGTCGCTAAAATAGAATATCTGATTGGCGTTAAGCTCCGAAATTTTCCCGTCGATGTTGTCTTCTATCTCTTGAACATCTTCCGGCTCGGGCGCCTGTCCTGCACCGATCACGTTCAGCTTTTTAAGCGTGGCCGCGATCAACTCTTGGCGTGTTTTCATAACGACCACTCCCTTTGTCGATGGGCGGGCGGGGCCAGAGCCCCGCCCGCGATCCTGTTAGTCGGCCGACCAGGATTCTACCTGTTTAGCCTTGTCCTCTTCGCTGAGTTCCGTAAAGACTTCAGCATCGTCCTTGCGGAGAGCTTTCACCTTCTTGCCGTCAGCGTCATAGACGGCCCACCAGCCGTTTTCCTCGTCCTTGGCCTCAAACGGAGCCTTGAACGGGGTGTCGCCTTCGGTGGGCTGTTCAGGCGCTTTGTCCGTGGCTTTCCCCCCTTTGGCGGGGGCGGCAGGCGCTTTGTCCGTAGACGCCTTTTCAGATGCAACTTTGAAGAATGGGTTGCCCTTCAGCTTGGCTGCCACTTCGTCAGAAACATCGACAGACTTGCCGTCAGTGAACTTGACGCCGAAAGCTTCGACTTCATCAGCATCGCCATCAGAGGTGTATGTGATCTTCGTCATGATCAGAGCCCCTGACTACGGTTGCTGTAGTGAGCCCAGTTGCGGGGGTTGGCAAATTCAACAACAAACTCGGCAATGCCGGTGGTTGCCACTGTACCCGTCTGGGTAAACTTGCCGTAGAAGATGGTGTCCGCGGCGAGTTCAGCCCCCAGTTCGACGCCCGTGCCAGCTTTGAAGCCGGTCGTGCCTGCCGCAGCGTTTGCCGAGGTCACCAGTCCGTCATCGTCGGCGGCAGAGCCGAGAACGAGAACGTTGGTGGTGCCAGCGTTGAACGCTTCTTCGATGCGGACATAAGCCCGAAGCGGGATGCTGCCCTTTTCAAGGGCAACGACCGGGACACCAGTGGTAAGCCCGACAGTGTTCAGCGGAATACGCCGACGCCATACGCCGACGCCGACGTCTTCAGGATGCTTGATCGGGTTCGTCCAGATAGGATTAGACATTGTGTGCTCTCCTTTCCCGCTTAGTCGCCGGTCGCAGCGAAGTAGGCGTTAACGACGCCGCGCTGCTTGCCGAGGACGTTGGTCTGTGTGCCGTCAAGTGCGTCAACGGTAACCGCATCGCCCAGCGTATAACCGAGCTTCTTCATGCCCCACTTGCCGATCATGCCTAGGCCTTGGACCTGGTCATAATCGTCTTTCTGCTCGCGGGACTTGTAGCGTTCCTTAATTGCCCATCCGAGCGCCTCCTGACCAAGCAGGAATGCCGGCTGAACGTTGATGCCGGAGTTGCCGACACCTGGCAGGATAGGCATGTCATCGACTTCGTGGACTATGACACCATCCCATTCACGGTCGCCACCAAGGAACATGCCTTCGGAGCGACGGGCAACCGACTGCTGCCGCTCCGTTTCATTCATCGATGCTACGAAGTCGCGCATTTCCAGCGATCCAACGAAGCAAACGAAGAACCGGCGATTTTCTGCCTCGCTGATGCGGATCGGGGTGATGCGCGGGCGAGCCGAGAGAGCAATGCGTTTCAACAGGGATACAGAATCCTTGGTGAACTTGCCGGTGGATGTTGAGATGTTGGCAAGGGAGGCTGCATGGTTGGCGGCCACATAGTTGGACAGCGAGTTGCCGTAAAGCACGCGGTCCTTGTTGTTGGTGTGCCAGGTATTCTTGTCGGCAGCCGCTGCGTCGGCGTATGGAATATTGATGGACTGGCCAACATCCTGAAGCCGGTCGATGACTTCGTACTTGGCGTCTTCTTCAGACCACGTTTTCAACGCGACCTTGAACGCCTTGCGCAGGTCGATGGCGGCGAGATCCTTGTCAAGCTCGTGGGTGGAAATCGCCTTCTTGCGCATGTCCCAGAAGACTTTGTCGCCGTATTCGCCAAGCTTGTCTTCATGGCCACGAAGCGGCTGGCGGCCTTTGATGGCGCCACGCTTCAGGTTGGTGATGAACTCGAAAGTGATGCCGTTGCCCTGCTTGGAAGCAAAGTCTTCCTTCATCACGATCGGGTTGTCTGCGCCAGTCCCGGCGTATGCCGAGAACGGATTTCGCTGGAAGAACTCAGTCGAAAACTGGTCGTCCCAGATTGTCGGAGAAAGATCCGCCTGTACGCGAGTCTCTGCCATTGCTTTTTACCTCTTGGATCGGGCGATCATCTGCCGCCCATGATTTCAGAAAGAGGCCTTGGGCCACCATACTCCGCACCGCCACGAGGACCGCCGGCAGGCGTCTTCGCGAAGGCTGTAGGAAGATTGGGGGCTGGGGCCGGTTGGGGTGTTGGCGCTGTCTGCGGCTGCTGCTGGGATGCAATTTCATCCATGATCTGCTGGCGGATCTTTGCCTTATAGGCTTCCAGATCACCACCGATCTCAGCGTTCATTGTCTGACGTTCATGCCATTTCACGAGATTGTCGAAAGGGTTGCCTCCGGCCATCAATTCACGGCCGAGTGCTGCCCCCTGCGGTGTGTTGAAAAGTGCTTCAGCGGCCTGCTTGGCGGCCTGCACTTTCGCTGCACCGTGCGTGCTGATTGCCTGCGTCTCCTGCAGCGCTTCCCGCATTTCCTGCATCTGCTGCTGGACTGGCGTGAGTTGGTGCTGGAGATAACCGTCCGGATCATCCCAAAGGGCCGGTGGTGGTTTCGGCGGTTCAGTGGGCGCTGGTGGTGCGGATAGGCGTGCGAGTTGGTCTCGCAGTTCCCGCATGTCCCGATCGTAGCGCTCCTCGAGTTCTTTGCGCTTACCGCGCTCAGCGTCGAGTGCTTGGATTGGAACTTGTCCGCTTGGCTGCTGGGTAGGCGCTGGCGCGGAGACCGGTACTTCCGGCACTGCTACAGCGGCATCCGTCTGCTTGGCGGCAAACCTGCCTTGCTCGTCTCGTGACGCTCCTGTGGGCTCTGCTGGCGCTGGTGTCGCGCTTTCCGTTGCAACAGAAGCGTTGGCTTCTTCGGACGCGGGTTCGCCCCGGCCCGACATGATGTCGTCCAGTGATTTTACAGTCACAGTGATTTCCTCGTTCGTGGGGATTACGTTTGCCCGATCACCCGGCACCGGCATTGCCCTTATGGTCGGCACCACCTGTCAGGATGACGGCCTGACGCCCTATTGCCCGTTAGACCCCGGCACCGGGTTGTGCATGGAGAAGTGCGCCGACGCCCGATCGAAAGGGCGTCATTGCTGTCTCCATGCGTATCTTGTCAGTTTCCGCCACTGTCTTATCCGTGGCGGCTTCTGTGTTCTCGATATCAACCATGGCCTTGACCATGTCGATTTGGTTCGGCCCTTGCGGAGCGTTCGGCTGCCCATTGGCGCCGGCTTCGGATAGAGCCTTGAAGGCTTGCGCCTCCTTGAGTTTGGCGGATGCCTGCTTGTCGGCAACGGTCGCCTCTTGTGTAGCGAGTTCCGCCTGAGCACCAGCAACGGCAACGGGGTTCGGAGGCTGTTGCTCCCGTTCCGATATGCCTTTGAGGAGGTTGGCCTTGTAGCGAAGGTTTGGAGCCGCAGCGATGATATCCTTGAACGGGATTTCGTTGTTCCGGTCCATTTGCTTGAGGTCGATCAGCAAAGCAAACTGCTCATCCATCATCGCGCCTACGGCTGGGGCTTCATCAAGGATGATATCTACATCCAGATCAGAAACGTTCGCATCCATGACGGAGGCATTTCCAACACCGGTCAAGTCATACTGCTGCGCAGGATTGAGCCCGACCCACTTCATGTTGTTCTGGTCGTCGGTGACACGTATCCAGCGCTCCCCTGTCCAGAACTGCCGAATGCGGTTCCAGATCATGCGGTAAACGTCCATGTCCATTTGGCGCAAGGTATCGGTCAGCAACCCCATCTGGGTTTGCCCACCCTGCTGCTGCGCAAGGATCGCGCGCCCCGACTGAGCGCCCGCCTGTTTGCCCATCATGGCCGCGTTTGGGCCCATCACCTCGAAAATACTGAGCGCCTGGGACAAATGTTCCATGTGGCCAGCGGCTTGGTCATTTGTCGGAATGATGCCGAAGTCCTTACCGAACTGTGCTTCTCCCTCGAGCGTGACGTGACCATCAGCCCGTTGCAACTGGGCCTTGTTCTCCTTGGTGTTGGCTTCAAAGGTGTGGTTGCCATACGTCTGACGACTGGTGACGAGGTGCAGAGCCTTGGAGCGGCGTTTATTGATTTCATCCTGCGGGTCGATCAGATCGCGGACAGCGCCGTATCTGTTGTTGTCGCGGTCAACATACGATGATCGCCAAGCATATGGGTGTTCTCTTCTCCCGTCCTCATCCAGCCAAGGTGAAGGCCCGTTGCGAAGAATACCACCCTTGGTGAACTCCGCGAAGCTCCATTGACCATCGGTGTCGATGAAATAAATCTGAACAACACGAATGCGCTTGCGCTTTGAACTATCAATCCAAGCCAGTCGCGGTCTGTCGTCGTAGGTGTCGCCAACACTTGCGAGAGACACAGTCTCATCAAAGACTGCCGACGCACCTTCACCATACCGTCGCACAGCCTCGCTTCGGTCCATCCAGATCACCAGCCCGAGATAACTGGCATCGGAAAAGTCGTCCTCCGAGCTGTGTGGGTCCCAGAACATGCGGTCCCAAGCGCAACGAACCAGACGAACGTCGTAATCTGCCGGCGTCATGGTCGTTGTGGCCATCATAGCGTTGCGGTCAAAGCGCTGCTCGACGGTCACCTCGATGCCGCCCCATCCGATCTTGAGCATATCTCCCCATACACGGGACTTGCTGTCGTCGTATCGCTGGTCCTGTGTCACATAGCGCAGCGCGTCGGTTACGGCCTCGCTATCCTTCTCGTGCATCGGCGTACGAGGTAGAGCGCGGGGGACTGTCCGCTGCTGGCGTTCAAGCCCTTGCAGGTAGTCAATCTTGTTTCGGATTAGGTTGAACGCTATGACCGGCTGTCCGCGCTTCTTCAAGGCGGCAACTTCTTTGGTGGTCCATTGCTTGCCGTTGTAGTAATCCAGATCCCGTTCTGCGCGAGTACGTGACTTATCCGATGCGGATTCGGCATCGCAGAACATATCCACGAGCCATGAGTGGAACGCTACATCGTCCATTATGCAACCTTCCAATCCGTCGCTTCGTCATCATCAGGTTCTTCGAACCAGTCACGCGGCTTCGTCTTGCCTTCGTCTGGGTCTTTGAGCGGCTTCGTGTACATCGTGTCGAGCAATTGCCCGATGAGACCAATCATATCCACCTGATCGTCATTCTTGCCGGCTGGGAACGTCAGCAGTTCGGATACGAATTGTTCGTACCAAGGCGCGTCTGTCGGCACATAGATACCGTCCAAAGCCATACGTCCGCGGATAGATTGTGCGCGGATCGCCTTGTCACCTCTAGTAGGAAAAACCTCTGTCGCAACGTAGGCTCTACGCTCTCTCATACGCTTATCTCGGAACGGGCCAACACCAGACTTGATCTGCCCGGTTTCTTCCGCCCACCCTATCGGCCTCCATTCAAGCACCATGTCGCAGAATGCTTCTATCCACTGATCGGATGAGGTTTGCTTGCGCCATAGATCGAGCAGCCACATGCGGCCGAGCGGATCAAGCCCAACCACGCCGTGCACGGTGTAGTCGCCGCCGTTTGCTGTAACCGCGTAGTCAGAACCGCCATAGATCGTCAGCGTCTCTTTCTTCGGCAAATCCTTCAATTGGCACGGCTTAAGCCATTCCGCCTTGAACAAACCGCCTTCACGAGGCGCGGGCCGCTGTTGGAACTGGCCAGCAACAGCGTATGCGAGCATGATTTTTTTATCTCGCTCCACCACCTCGCGCGGGAAGCGATCGGGGAAGAGCAGTTCGCCTTCATGTTTGCGCGGGTCGGTAAACCCGATCGAGGTATAACAGCGCCGTTCCGGTTCGAACTCCATAGGGAGCATGAGGTGGTCGTAGCCGAAATCATTAGCGAGGATTAGGCCAGACACATCGTTCTCATGCAGGCGCTGCATCACCACAATAATGGCCGAACCATCCGGGTTATTCAGGCGCGTTGGCACCGATTCACGAAAGGTATCGTTGACCGCCTCTCGCTGCGTGTCCGAATTTGCGTTGTCGACTGACAGCGGGTCATCAATCAGTACCCTGTCACCGCGCGAACCAGTCAAGCCGGTGAAAGCCATCGCCTCACGAAAGCCTGTTGCCGTATTCTCAAACTTTAGCTTGGCGTTCTGGTCAGCCATAAGCTGAACATGTTCGCCCCATCGGTCCTGATACCATTCCGACGCTACGAGGCGCCTCATTTTGAGGTTGTCTCGGATGGCCAACGGGTGGCTGTGCGACGTACCGAGATAACGAAGGTGCGGGAAACCCTTCGGCCCCCATTCCCAGGCGGGCCACATGACCCCAACCGACAAGGATTTCATTGTGCCTGGCGGGATGTTGATCAGCAGCCGCGTAATGTGCCCTGCCGTAACCGCCTCCAGATGGTCACTGATAGCATCGAGATGCCAACCGTGCTTGTAAGGCTGCCCAGGCTCCAGAACGTGCCACGCCGCCTTGGTGAAAGACGATAGAGACGCACCTGTCTGTTCAAGTTCACGGTCGAGATTACGTCTCGCTTCCCTCTTCTGCCTCTCCGACCTCACCACCTCCAGCATCTGTAAGGGCGGTAGCGGCAAGTCCAATGAGCGCTGATTCAAGTGCGGCCAACTGTTCATCACTCATCCCAGACACGTTAACTCTGACTGCACCGCCATTCGGGCCGCTGACCTCGTGGGTTTTGCGATCCCCGAACCGCTTGGGCGCAATCTTGCTCATCAGCCATTTACGGGTGTCGACACGAAGCCTTGCGCGGTTCACGTCGGCGTCGTCATCGTCTGCAATTTCAAGCAAATCCTCCGCCAGAGCATCCATCTGGGCCTCTCTTGCGCGTGTGTATTGCGCAGAAAAACCGTTGCGATCCTCTGTTGCCCAAAGCCTCACTGTGCTTTCGGCAGGCATGTCGTCCGCTTCACAAATCTTGCGAAGGCTCGTTCCTGCCGCGATCTGATTGAGTATCAGGGCAGCGAGCTCCGGCGTGTATGCCGTTGGGCGCCCTCTCTCGCCTTCTGCCATTCTTGTGTCCCGTTATGTTGACCCGGTTTGCCTTGCTTGACGTCTCTATATGTCTAAGGCTTGCAGGCCTCAGCCGAGCGGAAGACGTGGGTTCTTCACCCACGAGCAAGGCCTGTTCCTCGTACCGGTTGACGAAGCTTGGAATCTCCGCTCGTCCATGAAGAGGTTAAAGCCCGAGACCGAGAACCTTCGACAGACGCGAAAGCTCATCGTTGGCGCGGCGCAGTTCGGTCAGGGCGTCTTCGGCATTGTCGGCCAGAGACGTGAGAATGCCGCCACCCGTAATTCTGCCTTCACCTTTTGGATCGCTTTCGGGGCGAACACCAATGAGGCTGTCAACCATCGAGCCGGCACGGCTGGAAACCTCCCGCGCTTCATTGAGCACCTGACGAATTCGGTCGATCGGCGTCATCGTCTTCGGCGGGACGGCAGTGTCGTAGACTTCGTTTTGCTTAGCCAGGCGATCACTGTAATCCACAGCGCCGTAGCCAGCCTGAAGTGACGATGTTTCACGGGTCATTGCCATGGTTCAGTTCTCCTGATGGACATCGGCCGTAGCCGGTTTGCATTCGTAACGCGCCGTGGCCATTCGCGGCCCGCTGGTATCGCAGCGGTCGTGCCAGACCTCTTTTCCGCCCCACGAACCCATCGGGCTTTCATTCCAGCCAAACCGGCCACCGCATTCACGGCAGCGAGTGAAGAGCCAGCGGTTCAGCTTCTGAAGCGGGTGGATTTGGAATTGCCAGTGGTGCACATGCCACCGGGGGTGCCGATACCATGAACGATGGAAACTCTGGTATGCCCGATAGATCAGCAGAAAGAACTGCTCGAAGCTTTCGGCGTCATGAACCTGGCTGTGCGTCAGCTTCAGATTGTCGACCGGGTTGCTGGCCAGATTGAAAATACGCTCGATCTCAGCGGACGAGAGAGCGTTGCGACGATCGAGGAACTTCCATCCCTTGGCCTTCGTCTTCTCGTGCTTGATGTAGCGCCAGATCCAATAAACTGCTTCGTGGCAGGTGCTGTCGTAGCAGATGTATGCGTAGCTCTTCTTTTCCGCTTCCGCGACCTGCCTCGCAAAGATGGTCCCGTATTCGAACTTGGCCCAGCCCTTCACCTGATCACGCTCTTCCAGCGTCATGGGAGGCCGTGACCAGCCGCAACTGTCGTCATCACGGCATCCGCACTTCCCTTTGAAGTTCAGCGGGTCTTCGTGCCAGATCGTAATGAAGGTGTTGCGATATCCCTTTGGCCAATGCTCAGAGCGGCGACTGCGCCAAGGGTACTTGATATCGAACGCTACAGTTGATGGATCGTGCATTGCCTTGTCCTTTGTCGGAAGGATGGACGAGCGGGGCCGACACCCCGCCCGCCCGTTGCGCAACATCTCAGCCTGTCGGGGCTGTAGAAATGAAAAACCCCGCCATTGCTGACGGGGCGCAAATCACCGGTTGGTGAAATATTCGAACTGGGCGGTTATCCACGCCCTGAGCTTTTCGGATAGCGTCGGCTTCCACGTAATACCACCACAGTCACACCATGCGGGGTGCTTGGCGGGAGCGTTGTGAAGCGCGCAGTCGGAATAATGGTTGTCCATCTTCCTCTCCCTCTCTTGCTCGGTGGTGGTCATGGGGTGTCAGTAGCCGGGAAAGCCCATCTTCCGAAGAGCGTCCTCACCCGTCCCGTTGTAGTGGACAGTAGCGCCGTCACCACCAAGCGCCTCTGAAGCAACGCGGCTAGGGTCACTGCAACCTGCACGGATCGCCATAAGCGCTACGCCATAGCCGTCCGCGACTTTAGAAAACCCGCCATCTCTAATGGCGTTGGCAGCGACTTCTACATCGTGCCAAGAACGGCGGCTGATAGCTGCATGAAGCTGCTGGATAAGGTCGGTCATCGCTCTCTCCATGTGGGCGGGTGAAAGGTCATGCGGGGTCGTATGTTTCTGCGAAGATTTCGGGCTTGCATGGGTAGAACTCCCCTGCCACACCCTTGATGATCCAGTCTCCGGGGTCAGCGACGTGCTTCACTTCGCCGTTTGGGCCATCTTCGAGCGTGATGATATGGAGATACGGTCCGTCGTATCGGCCCTCGCCTCCGTTCTCAAGCAACCACTTTTCGAAGGATAGAATTTCGTCCGATGTCCCGAGGCCCGGGTATTTCATGGCCTCAATTACGACAGGCCGCTTGCGATACGCTGGCATCTCTCATCTCCATAAACGAAAGCCCCACCTTGTTACGGGCGGGGCTGGTGAAAAGTACGGGCGCACCATAATCGGCCCCGAAGGGTGGCAGCCTACCTGGGCTTTCGTCTGCCGTTTAACCGACTAGCGGGACTGTCTTTACCTCAAGATTACATCCCGCTCGGATGAGGACCGCCGCCCGGTTCCGTTGCCCTGTTGGGCGAAACTGTGCGGAAGTGTTTTGCTTCGTTATTTCCGCATCCCGAAGGTTCGCGGGAGCGACCCGCTAGCCTGTTATCGCATGCCGAGCGCCAAACACTCGGATTACTCTACACCCTTGCGGGGAGGACGGCCTTGGCTGATTACCGCGTCGTCATGCGAACTGATTGAGAAGGCGTCTCCGCCTCCCAGGCCTCTGTTTCCGCCTCACCGTGCCCACAAACCCAATCGGCCCATTTGTCCCAATCGTCCTCGGGCGCGTAAGGGCAATCACTGATTTGCGACTGACGGTTCATGAGAAAGGCATCTCTGCCTTCATCCCATTCAGCAGTATTAGCCATCAAGCCGCCTCCAACTTGGCGCGTCGTCGTGCTTCCCGCTCGCGCCGTTGGTTGCTCTCCATCAGCCTTTGATTGAGAGCGGCCAACTCCGGACTGCTCAAGTCCAGTATCGGCCTTGCATCCAGTGTCATCCCTACCGCGATACCGTTCTGCCTGATCGTGCCGCAGTTGTTCGACGTTACATCGGATTGATCGCTTTCTCCCTCATTTTCGGACAAGGAGCAATCCTCATTGTTCAACCGAACGAGGGTAATCTGGTTGAGATTGTTCGCAATTATCGAACAAAGCTTGACAATTTCGCGTCTCAACATTCGGTCCGACATGTCATTTTCTGCCGCGAAGGCCGCGATTTTCATGCCTTTTCTGACTTTCACCCACGACCAGGCATAAATCAACTTCCTTTGAGGCTCCGATAGGTAGCTGTTCACCCACGCCCACACCTGCTCCATTCGCGCCAGATTGGCCGCCGATGCGGTTTCCTTGCTGTGCGCTGTATCGGAGCCGTAAGCCTCTTCGTGCCTCCTGACGGCCTCTGGCATGGCGCTGCCGTACTCTTTCGGGCCTTTGTGCTTCGGCATCAGTCGAAGCGTGTCAGCCATCTCCAGCACGCGAGCCTCGACTGCCTTCCATGTCCATGCCTGGTACTTCATGCCGCCTCTCCAATCATATCCAGAAGGTCGCCCTGCACGGGCTGGTAAAACTTGATCCCGATCAGGACGCGTAACACATGCGTGGTCGGTATTCCGCAGTTCATTGCCCTTGCCTTCCGGCGCAGGCTGCCGAGGTCTATTCTATCGAAGTCGTTCACCAATGTTGAACGCTTTTGCAATTCTGGGTTCCGAATTATGACCGATGAGACGGCCTTGATCATGTCGGAATACAGTTCGGCCGCATTGTTTCTGTTGCCGGTCATCAGCATGAAGACGAGCTTCAGGTGTTCCTCACCGTGTACCGTGCCAATTTCCCTCACAGTGGGCTTGCAGTAGCACTCGAACGGCTTCCGGCTGGTTGGGCTATGCAGATGCCCGTCAAAGAGCTTCACGCCACACTGACGGGCAATCTTGTAGATGTCGCATCGGTGGGCGTGGTGCTTCATTCCGCCCTCGCCCGCTTCTCCCGCCATTCCCGCGAGGCTTGGCTCTTGCATCTCAAGCGCCCGAGATAATTCAGGACGCTGGTATGGTCCTTGTTGATGAGGTTCCCAATCTGCGTGGTCGACAAATCGGGGAAAGCCTCGTGCGTACTGATCACGATCTGCCTGCGCGCGCGGGTCAGATATCGCGGTCGCCTATCGGAACAGACGTCCTTGTAAGTCACGCAATGTATGAAGCACTGCATTTTTACGAACCGTCTGGCAGGGCTTAGTTCCCTCAAAGCATCGAGGTACGACGCCCACGCGTCCATATGGTGGCGCGGCTCATTCTTGAGCATCTGTGCCGTAGGAAGCGGGTATTGCACCACACGGGTCTGTGCGGGCGATTGGCTGGCGGTCTGGTCTTGCTCCACGACCTGAGAGAACTTGACGAGGTTTACGACTTTCGGCTTTCCGTAAAGCTGGAGATGTCGCTGCCTCGCTCTGGCCTTTGCCTGATCCTCGTAGGAGATTGTCGCCATCTGGTTCATGCTGCCTCGCTTTCCGGCTCTGGGCCGTCGATAAACGCGACACGCGGCATAGTGACCTTGGCACCGGTGAATGTGGTTCTGACCACGCAGCCAGCCTTGAGAGGCGCTGGCGCCGGTTCATCGCCCAGCTGCTTGACGATTGGGTCTGAACGCCGCGCGTTACTCTTGCGATATGGGAACGTGCCGCGGCGCGTGCTGGTCATGTTCTTGACCGCGCTCCATGTCATGCCAAGCTTTTCGGCCATGTCGTACATGGTGTAGCCGTCACGCCATAGGGCTGCAGCAGCGGCTATCTGTTCCTTCGTGTATAGGGAGCGGTGGTGGTTCATTTCACCACCTCCAGCTTCCGCTTCGATGGCGGCTTGCGTGGACCGTGACCGCTACCAAGCTCGTGGCTGTCGTGCTTGTGGCCTACGGGATCGGCGCCGAGCTGCTGCTGCACCTTCTGCACGCCGGTCTCGACTTCCATCTGGTAGACGCGATCATTCGGCGTGTGGTCGCAAACCACGAAGAACTCTATCGGTTCGTCGCTGTAGACCGTGAAGAGGCCTTGCGGGTCCATGTTGATGACGATGCGGTTCATGCCATTTCTCTCCTTTCCACGCTGATCTCTTTGCCCTTGCGGCCCACCTTCTCGACAATGGTTCGCTTGTTGCTGCCCTTGGCTTTGACGAAGGGCTTGAGGTTGGGGAACGCAGCATCGGCTTTGCTGGTAGCTATCGTTTCACCGTCGCGGCGCATCGTACCGTTGATGTGCTTGATGACATGTCCCTGGGCGGCGATAAGCGCTTCGGCCTGAACCGGGAACACCTTCGGTTTGTCGCCTTCAAGGATCGGCCATGGCTGCGCGTTCTGAGCGAACCGGCACATGGCCCAATGGCCGCCGGGGACTGGTTTGGTATATGCGGCGAAGTGGTTCAAGGCGCGTCTCCTCGGCCTTTACGCAACTCGCTTGCCTTCTGCTCGACGCGGGCGAGGGTCAGAAGCGCTGGCTTCAAGTCGTCTGGGGCAGTGTCATATGCCATGATGCGGGTCGCCTTGCCGCCGTTAAGCCTTGGGAGAACGCCGCGCGGGATGAGAACCCAATTGTCGGGATCTGTGTTCTGCCGATTGCCATCAACTGCTTTGAGACACATACCTTCCGGAACCGGGCCGTTTTTCTGCTCCCAAAGATGGAGGTGCTTCAGCACATAGCGGCGCTCAAAGCCTGTGTGCGGGTTCTTTTCATCGATGCTGATCTCGACATAGCCGTCTTTGGAAACGCGCTCATGCCCCAGGTACTGAGTGTTATGGGGCTGGTTGCCTTTCCGGAACTGCGTCTTTCTCGCATTTGGATGGCGCCCACCTTTGCCTTCCGGACATAGCTTGCCCTTATTAAATGGCTCTTGGCCTTTCTCGAAACAACCGGTCCTGCCGGTTCTCCAGCCCTTCCTCTTGCGTAGCGCGTGCAGGTTCTTGGCTGCAATGTCATCGCGCCCAAACTTCCGGATGAAAGCCGCATGATACTCTCCGATGATGAGGGTCTTGTTCTTTTCGAGCCACGCCATCTCTTCGATGCTGTAGACGATTGCCTGTCCCTTCACTTTTCGCCTCCATCCGTGAGTGCCTTGGCATCGATGGTTTCGGCAGGGCGGAAGATGGTCGGGAGCATCGGCTTGAACCGGTCGCCATGATTGGCGACGAGCGTTGCGGCCTTCAAAGACAGATCGGAGTTCCGGATAAGCTGCTCGCTCACTGCCACAATGGCGTCGGTGCGCTTCACCTCAGTTTCAATCTGTTCAGTCGTCAGCCCTTCCTCGCTCAAGCGCTCAAGCTGCGAGAAAAGGTGGTTGTTGAGATCGATAAGACGATTTTTCATTTGAATGCCTCCGGATTGTCTTTGAGCGATGCGGCCCATTTCAAGACAAGGACCGTTTCAGGCCCGTCTTTCTCATCCAGCCGCTGTTCTATTTCTGTGACTGCATAGAAGAGTGCGTCTTCCCTTGTTTCAGCAAACTTCCCCCATTTCTCCCCCACCCTGTAGCCTCCTCCTGCGTTGTCGCAGTATCGGCTTGTCGACCACATCCAGCTTCCGTCATGGTGGCGATGGATTTCGATCTTTGCCCTGTCCCAAGCCATACGAGGGTGTTTGAGCCGGAAGGTGTAATCGGGTTCCGATTGTAGAACTGGTCCATATGGATCAACTGGCTTCTTGATCGGCGGGCGCCTGATCACATCGAAAAGACCAAGCTGCTGCATCACACCAGCCTCCTCGACATGCGGCAGTCGTCAAACGCCGGTCCAAAGCTGGTGCTTGAGCCGTTCCATTGGATGGGGGTCATGCGATCCATCCATTTCTCATCGCGATTGCGACCAGCTCAGCGGTTGTCTTCGCGCTGGTTTTCAGGCGCGCACGCTCAAGGAGCCTGTTGAACAAATTAATGGACGTATCAAGCTTGAACGATGCCTGTTTAGCAGTCAGTCCATTGGCGATTGCCTGAACGCATTCGATCTCTCGATCTGTGGGGATTCTTTCAATCATTCGAGCCATCCTTTACGCAGAACGAAGGCAACGAGGCCGTGCATATTGTGGGTGCCGGTCTTGTTGTAGGCTGAGGCGATATGCCGGGTGACAGTCATCTTGCTGCGCTCCAGGATAAGCGCGATGTCCTGACAGTCTTTTCCATCTGCCAGCCACCGGGCTACGCGAAGCTCTGTTTCTGATAGAGGGCAATCACACATGGATCACCACCGATGCAGGTACGTGCTGCCTGTTGTCGCCCCAGATTTGAGCATCAGTAGTTGCGCTTCCAGCAGGCCCATACATTGAGCCAAGCATGGTATCGACGGGACCAAGGGACCAAAACCACGTTGACCCGGCTGGATACTTCTTTCTGCTGGACCGAGCTTTCGCTTGATCGAGCGTGACATGCTCTATGAAGGCGCGATGTTCCTTGAATGCCCGGTTCAGGTGAACCTCTCGCCAGTCGGTCCAAGGCCGGGTGACGGGCTGTGCCGCGATAGACTTAGGCCGGTGCAGCGCTTCAAGGCGTGCCTGCTCGTTTCGAACGAAGACGGCGAGTTCTGGCGCCTTCGGGCAGAAGCTCTTGCTTGCGTCTTCGATCTTGCCTGCGCGCAGGTTGTTGACCGTGTTCCAGATAGCCGTCTCGCTGCACTCGGAAAGCACCTCGCAGTAAAGCTGGAGGATAGCCATCTGCCGTTCGCGAGGATCGCCGTCAGCGCCATCGTTGGACGCGCGGACAGGCAATGCCACCCAAAGAGATTTCAGAGCCTCAATGGTTGATGGTCGGAAGCTTGCGTTCATAGAATCCCTCCATCAAGTCGTTGGTGAAATCTGCCATGTCGCCAGTGCGGCGCTGCGGAGGCTGGTGCGGGTGGCGCTGGCCGGTCTTGGCAAGCTCGTTGAAATACCAGTTGGCTTTGAACCCCTGCCAGTTCATCGAGATCTGCATTTCGGCCGCCGCAACCGGGTTGCCGGTGATCTGGTATTCCTTCATCATTAGCTTGGCTGCGTAGCCTGTTAGCGGCGATTTCTTGGTGTGCCGGCGGAACTCGACAATTGCGTTAGCCAGCTCGTCTCCCAAGACCGGCTGCAGGACGTTGAGTGCTTCTTTCTCTGGACCGGTCATGCTGCGCTCCCCGCGAACAATGGTCCGTGGTCAACCCTCTTCGGCTGGCGCTGGACCTTCCATTCCTTTTCGATCCGCCGGCAGGTTATGTCGGCGTATTCCGGGTTGAGTTCGATCAGTTGGGCGGCGCGACCGTGACGCAGAGCAACGAGTGCTGTCGTGCCTGCCCCACCGAAAGGATCAAGTACCGAGCCGCCCTTCGGGCAACCGGCCAGAATGCAACGCTCTGCAAGCTCAGGCGGGAAGGTAGCAAAGTGGGCTTCGGAGAAAGGCTGTGTGGCTATCGTCCAAGCTTGGATTGGAGCGGGTTCGTAGTTTCGGAGATTTCGACCCTCGCCACGCGGGGTTTGCTCAATTCCAGTATGGTTGATGTGACCAGCATGCTTTGGGGACGCGACATCTGAAGCTCGGATTTTGCCGACCGCCTTCATATTTCCGTTGGTCTTTCGTCCGCCGTTCGCTCGGGTCGATCCAATCTGGTTTTCGATATCCTGAGATAGTCTCGAAACGCTCGATGCAGCCATGTTCTGACGAACGGCTTCCTTGTCATAGAAATACCGGGGTGACTTGGTGAGCATGAAAATCTTCTCATGGCTCGTCGCCGGCCGATCTCGAATGCTTTCAGGCATAGGGTTTGGCTTGGCCCAGATGATCTCGGAACGCACCCACCACCCCGCCTCCTGCAAAGCGATAGCGAAGCGGTTGGGCACCATGCATAAGTCTTTCGCCTTCAAGATGCCTTGAATGGTAGAGAATGGCTTATCTCGGAACGTGCGATCATCATTGCCGGCGGCTTTGGTGTCGGCCGCGCTGCGCCCGTTGGGCGTGGTCGCGTAGCAGTCGCCGTAGTTCACCCAGCATGTGCCGGTAGGCTTGAGGATGCGGCGCACCTCTTCGAAGACAGCGACCATCACCTCAAGATGCTGGCCAAGTGTCGGCTCAAGCCCGATCTGGCCTTCAACTCCATAGTCGCGCAAACCCCAATACGGTGGCGATGTCACCACGCAGTCAACTGAGTTTGCCGGCATAGAGCGCATCACTGCAATGCAATCGCCAACGTGGATGGTGCATCGTCCATCGAGAATGATTCTGGTTTCGTGCGTCATGCCGCAGCCTTACTGGCGATCGATATCGCCCAGTCCTGCGCTTCCAATGCGCTACCGATGCGGATCATCTTCCCGCCTCGCCAAAAGTCGTTGAAAGCTTGCTGATTGCTATTGAGGTCTTTGCCGTAGGCCGTGCCGTTGGTCTTGCATTCGACCAGATAGTTTTTGCCACGGAAGCCGACGAGCAAATCGCACGGCTCATTGAGGCGGAAAACCGAGAACCCGCACTGCTCTAGCGCTGTGACGATCTCCGGTTCGCTGGCGTCACGCTTTGCGGCGCGACGTGCGAGGCTCATTCCCCGCTTGGGCTTCACGCCCTTTTTGTAGGTTGAGGGCTTCATGGCTTCTCTCCTTCGAGGAAAGCCTTTGCCGCCGCCAGTTCAGTTTCATATCGTTCGCGGTCGATGACAACGATGCGCTTGGTGTCGATGAAGTAGCTGGTGAGGCTCTTCTGTTTTTCGACCCAAGCACTCCAAAAGTCCCAAAGCTCTTTCTCGTCCACCAGAAAATCACGAGCGTTCTCGTGATGCTCATCAGCGAGGTAGCTTTCGAGTTGCGATTCCAGGTCGAAATCAAAGCCGCCTTCTGTGCAGCAAAACGCCCATGCAGGCAGTTGCGCTGGGATATCTTCGGCAGCAACTCCCGCCCAAGCCAATTGGTCGCCATGCTTTTCCAGAAGCTCTGCAACATCCTGGGCATAGTCGTCTTCGTCACCCGTTGTGGTGACCCAGCCATCGTAATTTTCAACGATCTCAGCGCGGGCAAGCCTACCGGCGGCAATAGTCTTTGTTCGGTGGTCCTTGTATTCCTGCGTATCCATTTTCATGGATTCGACCGCCCACTCTTCGCTGTTAAAAACGCGGCGACCATCAGTCGTTGCCCAGAGGTTCGGCGCCTCTTCATTCCGCGCAATGCGCAATGGGATTGGCTTCGACATGTCGATATCGTCAGGAACCTTGATTGTGACGAACTGTGCATTCACTTCGATATCGGTCATCTCGATTTCCTTTTCTCAAACCTCAGACGAATCCATTCCCAAGCCCGCCTGAGCAGGCTTTTCGTCAGCCGTTTCATGATTGCCTCGTCGTTTCAGGCGATCGGCCTTATACCGATCCGCCGCTTCCTCGTTTTTCTGGCAAAGGTCGTCGTATTTCTGGATGCCAAGCATGAGGGCTCGATAGAGCGCACCGCGTACGTCTTTCTTGCCACTGGACTTGTATTGAAGGTCGAACAGCCACGTCTCAGGGACACCGATGTTATCGGCCACTCGCCCACGGGCGGACTTTTCACGATCACCACGGCCTCGAAATTCCAAGGCCATAAGCTTGTCGTACCAGTCCTTTGCTTCGACTAACGCAGTACTAGACATTTCATCCTCTGAAACAAAATTTACGTTTCGTGAAAACCTATTGTCAGACATTCTTCATCCTTTGTGCGAGGTTGGCGGCGTCAACGGAGGCCAACATGCACAAAGGCTTTGAAACTGATGGAGACGGCGGCACAGATGCCAATCAAACCGCCGTCTCCAGGCCCGCCGCACTCGTCGGGTTCGAACCACTTGCCGTCCCCCTCGCCGCAGTCATCGCAAGGCTGCGGGGGAGGACGTTAGTAAGTGTGCTGGTCGCCCATCGGGAGCGGGATGAAAGCGACCAGCGCTGAGCGTCAGGGGGACGTGCCGCTCAGATTTTCGACGCCCATGTCCACCAACCGGCGGCGACACCGAGCGAGTAGTAAAGAGCCTTGAGCCACGCCACTTCGGCCGGGACATCCGGCACGATAATGGCTTGTGCGACAGCCAACAGAAACGCGCTGGCGTAGACCAGGACGGCCGTCAAAAGCAGGCCCGAAATGATTTTGAATGCATACGCAGCCGTCATTTGCGAGGTCCCGATACCGTGAAGTGCGCCAGGATGACGAGGACAGTAACAGCCGCCAGAAACGCCGCACCGCCGATGAAAATGGTCGTGTCGGTCATGCCGCCACCCGTTCATCGTTGATGCGGGCAACCTCAGCCATCAGTTCAGCCTCAAAGGCCTCCATATCGATGACGATCGGCTTCTGCTTGGTGACCTTCTTCATGATCAATTCCCCTCACGAATTTCGACCGGCCGCTTCGGGTCGGATTTCTCGTATCCCTCGATCTGATGCTGGCCAGAGAGGTCGAATAGGATTTCTCGGAGCTTCGATTTCGGGGTGGTCATGTGCCACCGCCAACGTCATCAGCCAGCAACATCGCTCCTTCTCGAAGCGTAAGAGCGTGCGTCGCCGGCGCTGGATCGGTCATCAGCTGATCGTCGGAGACATATTCCGGCCACGGCGCCCAAGCGATCGGATCGACGCCGGGATTGAAGCCAGACCAGCGATTGCCTTCCAGAAGGCCGCCAGACTGCGTGTAGCGCGGCGGTATCCAATAGGACTGGTAGACATCGCCGTGTACGTCGACAGCGAGGATGTATTCCTTGCGGTACTGCTCGGCCTGTACCGGGCCATCTTTTCCCTTGCGGGTGTAAGGCACCATCTTGCCGCGCGGTGCGGCGGATATGTCGTGGTTCCAGATCATGCTGCCACCTGCTGCCGTGTTCCGATGAGGACAAAATGAGATACCGGATCGCGGATAACCTCATGCAACCTGTCAAATTCAGCTTCCGTCGGTCGAACGGCGTCTGTGTGCTTCTTCGCGTGGCTACCCTTCCACCTTTCGAGGATCGCGTAGACATCACTTGGCTTTTTGAGATTGTTTCCAGTGGCCTGCTCAGCCTTCCTCTCAGCCCATATCAATTGGAACTCGTAGCTTTTCAGCTCTTTCTGGAAATCAGGAATTGGCTTTCTCGGCTTCCTCGTCACATTGCGGATAGTGCCGCGATAGTCTGCGAGGTTGATCGCCGTGGAGATTGTCTCGCCATCCAACAGCTTTCCAACAGCCACCAGAAGCCTTTCGCCCGGGTGAAACCATTCGCGGTGCGAGTGATAGTCGGCAAAGACCTCATGAATTTGCTTCTCGAGACTATAGTTTCCGGGTTCCGTGTAGATGACTTCGAGCTTGAACGGAGACCACGTCGCGAGTGCATCAAGGCGCTCATCCACGCATGTCGAGCAACCGATCTTGATTGGTCCGGTCATCCCGACCGGGCGAATGAAGTAGATATTTTTCCCCTTGGTCGTCATGCCGCTGGCTCCTGCGCTTGCGCTTCACGAGCGGGTCGGAAAACTTCGGGGATGAGTTCCTCGCGAGAAATCCCGGTGAACTCCGACACCTCCGGCACGTATTCCGGGGGAACCGATTTCCATTGCGATACCGTCGAAGGCTGCAGACCGAGATGCTCGGCCAGCTTCTTCTGCGTCCCGCGATTTGCTTTGAAGAACTCGATTAGCTTTTTCATACCCCCATATTCAGTCAAAACGAATTTCAGTCAAGCGAAAACTTTCAGTCAAACGCTATGGAATGCATTTTCTGGATGGGCGACATTCTGAGGATGGGCACAAGGCGGAAACTGAACACGGAAAATGGGCGCAAGGGCCACTTCATCTCGGAGTGGATGAAGCACCGCGACATGACGCAGGAACAGCTTGCGGCAGAGGCAGGCTATGCGACCTCGTCAATCAATCAGCTTGTGAATGGTAAGCAGGGCTACAGCCAGGTTACGCTTGAGGCGATTGCTCCTGCGCTCAGATGCGAGCCATGGGAGCTAATCGCGGTCAATCCGCTTCAAGAGGGCAGAGACCCGGATACGGAAAGAGCGGCGCGCGCGCTGCGCTCGGCGTTGCTGGCATTCGGTGTGGACCACACGCAGCTGGGGCTGGCGATCGATATCATCGGGAGGTTCGTTGCTCACGAGCCGGTCGAGGAGCAATCAGAACAAAGCCAGACTGGTGATCAATCTCTACCCGCCAGTCGCCGCCGTGAATCGACGCCATGATTGCTGAAATCTCGGTCGCCTTCCTTCTGATGACGACCTCCGGCGCTGGTGGCTGCTGAGCGCCTGCGGATTCGATCAGCCCGGCAATGATCTCGTCATTCCGGGTTTTGTACGTTCTTCGAATCCGATCGTAAATGCGAGACATAGATTGCTCCACCACCCATTACCAAGAACTAATAGTGAACAAAAGCGATCACTAATTCAAGCGGCGCGCTCTCGGATTCGGGTCGACTGACGACAAAGCATTGATTCGGGAACGATCTTTTTTCTAGGAATGATTGCCTTGCTCCCGTTTCTACCAATTACCCTCAGAGCAAGAACCTTATAAACAAATAACCCTTTAGAAATTCAGCTTTATAGATTGGACCCGCAGATTTGCGACCCAATTGACCCGCAGATTTGCGACCCTAGGTTAATTCGAACGGTAGCCGGATATAATAGATATTCGACTTCCGGTGTTCCCTGACCACGATCAGGACGCCCTCACCTTCAAGCTCAGAGACAGCCCGTAAAACCTTGTCCTCGGACATGGAGAGCCGTTTCGCGATTTCCTTGACCCCATACCAGCAAGACTGGTCGTCACCATTCATCCTCTTCGCCAGCCAGTAGCCGACGCGGAATGCGCGATCCGATAGCGCGTCCATCTCACAGATGAAATCGAGCCACTTTCGCCGCTTGTCATAGAAGGCTGCGGCCGACTGGCCGTCATCATTGGTTTTGAGCATGGAGTATTCCTACGCCGGAAACAATTTTCAGTCAAAGCGAAATTATGTGTTGACTGAATTTCAGTCGTAACGTAATTTCTAGTCATCAGCAGCGACGAACCCGCCTCACCCGCCGATCTCGCTGCCACCACAAGAACCGGAGATGACGACGATGGGCAAGGTTTACAAAATCTACTGCGACGGTTTCAGCAAGACGATTGCAGATGCTTCTGCCGTTCAGGCCTACATCGACTGGCTCCGCACCAAAGGATGCGTCGGCAAGGAAGTTGTTATCAGCGTCGGTCGCGGCGATCTGAAAGCCGCTGTCTTCAACCCCGGTCATCCCTGCCGCCGTGAAATTCTGAGGGCAGCGTGATGTTCTACGAAAAGCTCAATGCAAAATACTGGCAGGAAGAGGCGGCAATGCACGCTGAGTGGGCGCTTGATTACCTGCTCGACGGCGAGCTTGAGGAAGCGGTTCGGCATCAACGGATTTCCGCTGAATACGCCGAAAACGCCCGCTGCGGAATGAACATCACCGCCTGATCTCCAATTCGATCTCAACCACTGAGGATGAGCAAATGGCAATGGTAACGCGCTTCAACGTCGAAATGCATACCCGCAGCGGCAAGTCGATTTACCTGTGCCAGTTCGGTGACGGGATGGAATGGACCTCTAACCCGGATGACGCCTTCGAATACGACGACGTTGAGGAAGCCGATGCAGACGCGCTTCGGTACGGCGGCGAGGTGTTTGAGTTCCAGCGCCATGCACGCCCCGGCGAGATCGTTCTGCCTTCGCGGATCGACATCAACCCCATCGTACGCGGTGCCAATATTGCACAGCGCGATCTGGTGGCGGCCGAGTGATGGCGATGAGCGAGATGACCACCAGCGAAAAGGCGTGGTTCAACAAGCTGTATCGGCTTCTGAACGCAATGCCCGTGGATGTCGAGGTTCAGGTCCACAACAGCCACATTCAGATGAACCGCAAAGGCGCACGTGACTCAGCTTTTGAGCGCGACGGCGACGGCGATAATGCCGAATCCATCGACCACTTCAACACATCGCATTTCCGCATCTATCCGTGCAGCGAGAGCATGTAGCCCCGCAATCCAAGGCTTCAAACAAGGGATGGGAAGAATATGAGCAAGGCAGTCGAAGACGTTCTTTTGGAACGCCAAAGGCAAATCGTTGAGGAAGGTTTCGACCACGATCACGATGATCAGCACACCTTTGGTGAAATCGCGTTTGCGGGAGCTTGCTATGCAGTGTCCGGCGCAGTGCCGGAAGACCAACGCGGCAAGGATGATCGCCTGATGGCCGTCGTTCAATTCATTTGGCCGAAAGCGTGGGGATGGGGCTGGTGGACGCCAAAGGATCGTCGTCGCGACTTGGTTCGATCTGCGGCCCTCATCATCGCTGAGATTGAACGCCTCGACCGCCTCTCCACCCCTCACACCCCAACGGGAGAGTAAGATGAGCGGACCCACTATGACGCTCAACCTATCGCCTGTGGAAATGCAGGTTCTTGAGCAGCTATGCCTTGAGCATCAGATGTCCAAGACCGCCGTTATCCGGCAGGCACTCAGGACTTACCAGTACCTCCACAAGCGCGCCATGGAAGGCGAGACGATCACCCTCAGCGGTGATGCTCAGAGGGCTATCGACTTTGTCGGCCCCGGCTTTGGCCAAGACCTGCGGGTTAAGTCAAATGGCTGATCATCAAGAGGTTTGGTGCCAGCCGTCCGACCAACCAAAGAGGCAGTTTATCGTTCTTTTCGATGACCCTCAGATGGATTTAGCGGTCTTCGATGACGAAACGGAAGCGCGCACTTTCTGGGAAAAGGCGAGCCTGAATTGGAATTGCTACCTCATGGGTACGCTTCCACGCGCCAACACCCCATCCACCAACTGAACCCACCAGCGGGCTGTGTACAGAGTACCCGCGCATTAAAGGGCAGGAACAATGGCAGATACAGCAGCAATTCAGAAAATCAAAACATTGAAGAGTGATGCCGCGAAGATCGGCGGCTTCCATGAATGGTTCGCAAAGTCCTTTGCCGACAAGAAGCACCACGACAAGCAGAACTTTGGCTTCAACATTGGCCACAGCAGCGAATACAACTCGTTCAAGACCACCGTGTGGTTTTACGCCTATGCCGGTCAGTACGGCAGTTCGTCTGTATATAGCCAGTTGTCGGTGAGTGACGAAAAGGCAGTGAATGCAGCTTTCATTGCGGCCCTGAACAAGCACCAGAAACTCATCTTCCAGACCATGGCCGAGATCATGGAGAAGGAAGCTTCATCGCTGCGCAATAAAGCGGAAAGCGAAATCGCTGCCATGCAGGCGATGCTTGAGACGCTGGACGTTCCGGCAGAGGCTGGTGCGTGATGGGTAGAAACCAGCAAGACACCCTATGCGCAATTCAGGCGGTCAAAGCGATTATCGACGGTCGCGACCCTATTGCCAAGCAATCAGAAATCCTTGTCACCGCTGAACATGCCATCGCATCACTGTTGCTCATGCTTATGGGAGACCCGCGCAAGGCTGCGGGCATGCTCAATGAAGGTTTGGTTCAGGGCGTCGAAGAACGTCTGTCGCTCTATGCTTCGAAAGGCCGTTCCTGATGCCCCCTTTCTCCACCACCAACACACAAGAAGCGGATGACCCGACCGAGATCATCATCCGGCTCCGCAATTGCGAAAAGCAGATCGACCAGTCGATGGCAGACCTTCGCAAGGGTGTCACCCGCCTCATCACAGGGCTTCTAACTCTGGGGATCATTTCAGCCTCGTTTCTGCACTTCGGCATGCCGGCAGATCGGAAGATGGCGAAGGCAAATCAGGAGATCGATGTCGCATGGAAAAGATAGTCGACCAGGACAAGTTCAAAGCGATCGGCGGCATTGCTGGAAAGATGCTCGGCGGGCTTCGCCGGGATCGAAAGTGGGATGGCTCGCAAATCAAGCTGGGTGCGGTCTACAGCGGCGTACCTATTGAGACCTACCATAGCGACACCGAACTGTTTGACGGCTTCTCTATCTCAAGCTCTGGCCTCCGCGCCGTGCTCAAGCGTCCGTCCGAATATTGGGGCTTTTCGCCTTACAACCCCAATCCTTTCGAGAAGCCGGAGAAGGATAGCCTGGAGTTCGGCAAGGCGGCTCATATGCTGCTGCTGGGCGAAGAAGGCTTCAAAGAGCGCTATGTCCTGCGCCCCGAGAAATACCCAGACGACAAAGGCAACGAAAAGCCTTGGAGCGGCAATTCCAACTGGTGCAAGAAATGGCTTGCCGATCAGAAGAATGCCGGCCGCGTCGTCATCACCGACACCGATATCTCGCATATCCGCCACATCGCCAACTCGCTCCAGAGCAAGGAGGCGATCCGCCTCGGAATTCTGAACGGTCGCATCGAGCGCAGCATCTTCTGCAAACACGGCGATATCTGGCTGAAGGCGCGGCCGGATGTGGTGCCGAACGACAGCGGCGACTTTGTCGACTTGAAGACAGCCGCCAGCGTGGATGACGAAAGCCTGTCCAAGGCGATCTATTCCCACGGCTATCATGTTCAGGCCGGGCTGCTCCGCATGGTTGTTCGGGAAATCCTCGGCGCCGACGCCTTCTCCAGCTTCACCTTCGTGTTTGTCGAGAAGTCACCACCCTATGACGTGCGCGTGATGCAGCTGAAAGACGAGGACATCGACCTCGGGGAAGCGCTCGCCCGCAAAGCCATAGCGACCGTCAACGAGTGCCTGAAGCGCAACGACTGGCCGGGATACGACGGCTTCGACAAGGCCATTTCCTACGCCGAGATGCCCGGATGGGCAAAGACCCGCATCAAGATTGAACTGGAGGCAGCGTGATGGAATTGACCCGAAATCTTCGTGCTGCATGCCGCATTCAGGTGACATCTTTCAGTTTCCCGACCCATCCAGGCTTTAGGGACCTTCAGTGGATGCGTTTTGGTCGCCTGTTCGTGCAGACCTACGCCTGTTCTTCGCAGAAAAGGCCGAGGCTGACACGCCGATACTGGCTCTGCAATTGTGACTGCGGCGGTTACGCTATCGTAGAATCGACGGCGCTTCTTGGCGGTAGAACAACTTCATGCGGATGCCGCCAGAGCGAAGTCACCGTGGCGCGGAATGTAGAGATGACCACCCACGGAGAGGCTGCAGCTCACACCGTGGAATACACGACGTGGGCATCAATGAAAGCTCGCTGCAATAATCCGAACTTCCCGAAATATCACCTCTACGGCGGCCGAGGCATCAAAGTCTGCGACCGTTGGGTGAACGACTTTTCCGCCTTCCTCGAAGACATGGGGCGCAGGCCTCCAAACAAGACGTCAATTGATCGCATCGACGGAGACAAGGGCTACGAGCCAGGTAATTGCCGGTGGGCCGACGACTTCGAACAGAACCGAAACAGGAAATTCAACCGATGAACCAGATAACAGAGCGCACCGAACGACCTTCCAAGCCCGCCCTTACCTCTGGCGGTTCCATTTCAGCTATCGTGCCTCAGTCGATCGAAGAAGCTTATCGCATCGCCAATGCGGTCGTTTCTGCCGGCATGGCTCCTCGCTCTCTGGATACGCCAGAGAAAGCCATGGTCGCCATAATGCACGGGCTTGAAATCGGTATGACGCCGATGGCCGCAATGCAGTCTATCGCTGTCGTGAACGGCTTTCCGACGATCTGGGGTGACGGCGCCCTCGGGCTTGTCCGCGGCTCTGGCATGATGGAATGGATAAAGGAATGGGCCGAGGGAGAAGGGAACGGATACGCCGCTCACTGCTCGGTAAAGCGCAAGGGCGAGCCTGAGGCCATCACCCGTTCATTCTCCTGGGACGATGCCAAAGCGGCCGGACTGCTTGGCAAAAAGGGCCCATGGGAAAATTACCGCGCCAGGATGTTCCAGATGCGCGCGCGATCATACGCCCTGCGAGACGGTTTCGCTGATATCCTCCGGGGTCTTCGTATCCGCGAAGAAGTAGATGATTACCAGCACGTCGGCCCCGACAACGCCCGCGATATCACCCCGGCCCAGCCATCTGTCATGCAGCGTCTACGCGCCGCTCAGGATGCCCCACAGCATCTCGAGGAAGAGCGCGAAGGCTTTGACGCGGCATTCGTCCATTCCGAGACAGAAACCGCTCTCACGGGCGAGATACTGACCGATACCAATTCCGACGACACCCCATCCACCGCCTCGTCGTCGGATACCGCTGGCAATACGCCAGCAGATGAGGCCGGAACGGAATCCCCCTCCGACGCTCCGGCCTCTACCGATCCTGAGCGCGATATCCTGATCCGGTTTGCCGCTGAAATGCTGCCGATGGCTGCGACGGCGAAGACAGAAGTGTGGAAGGACGTCGAGAAAGGCTGGTCAGAAGGCGAGATGAAAACTCTGTCGGAGGACGGAAAGGCCAAGGCGAAGTCCATCAGCCAGTCGATCCGCGCGATTGCCGCCGGTAACACCAGTCTGGAATCGGCCGCCGGTTTCCATGCCGAAATGCTCGACTGCAAGGCTTCTGATCTGGGAGGCGTCGATGGGTAGAGAAAAGGTCGAAGGCCTTGTTCCTCCGTCAATGCGCTTCAAGCGTACGAAGATGCAAGAGGAGGCGGATGATATCGATCTCGAGATATTCCGTCTCATTGGCCGGATAGAGCGCTTTGCCACCACGACATCCTTCAAGGATGAGGTGATGGATTCGGCTACGCGCCTGCAGCAGGCACGATACGCTATCCGAAGCCTCATGCACCCAAAAGATAGGGAGCAGACCAATGTTCCGCCACGGCATTCACCGCCTTCAGGAGAAGGTTCTAGCCAGAACCGCGCGCCGCATGGATGGCCAAGGGAGGTTCGCATGAGACGCCCGAACACGGCAAAGCTTCAAGCGCAGTGTGAAGCATTCAATGCAAGATATCCGGTCGGGCAGAAAGTATCCGTTCGCAAAGATGCTGGCGACGGCGTGATTACCGTCACCCGATCTAAGGCCGAAGTTCTGTCTGGTCACTCAGCTGTCATTTGGCTCGAAGGCATCAGCGGCTGCTATCTGCTTGTCCGCGTCACGCCGATCATGGAGGTGCGGCCATGACCTATCGCACCTGCACAGGCTGCGTCTTCGGAGAAGCGTTCTGCAATGTCCGCGAGAACGTGAAGGCACAAGTCAAGGGACTTGGCGTCACGTCGCTGAAATGGACGTGCAAATGGAAACGTTTGGCATTCCGCCCGGGTGACGCGGTTTTGGTAGAGACGCTGGCCTTCGACCCAGAGGGTGATGAGGAATTCTATGTCCGCACCTATCCCGGCATTGCGATCCAGAACAAGGGATCGAAGCTGATTTGCTTCATCGAACCCGGTGCCAGCGAACATGGTGACGAGAACCTGTACCCATTCGAGCCGAAGGGCAGTGGGGAAGGCTTCGTTAAGGTGCCGCTAAAACGCGTCTCCAAGCGTGATGGAGTGCGCGAGACGGTTTGCCACTACTGCCGGAAGATTACGCGCTTGCAAGGTCATGAGGAACACTGCCCGACGCAGCCCAACCCATACTACGGCTATATCACGCCCATGAAGGGAGCAGAGGTATGAACACCGAAGAACTCACTACCGTTTTCAAGATGCACACAGTCGGCCAGACGACCTACACGAGACGCATGGCGATCCTGATGGCTGATTGGTTCAACGACACGCCAAAGGGCATCACGCTCAAGCTGGAGACCGCCAAGCTCATACCGGAAGGATCATGGGATTGGTTCTGCGAGAACGGCGGCATCACCGTCGATCACATCAAGCAAGTTCGTCAGGAGCGGATCGGGGGTGCAGCATGACCTCCAAGACCATCCGCATCAAAAAGCCGGTCGATCCGTTCGTCGCCCAGATCAACGCCAAGCTTGCCGAGCGTGAACAGCGCAGAGCAGCCGGGGCCGTCAACGAGTTCCGTACATCCATCGGCTACCAGCCTTGGTGGAAACGCCTGACACGCGCGCTGGGAGGGCAGAGGTGATGGCCCGGACAGTAGAGGAATGGATCGGCCGCACCGACGACACCATGCCCACAGACGCCTGCAAGCGGCGCATCCTTGAGCGTCAGGGGTGGAAGTGCGCCTTAACCGGTGTCGCCTTCACAGACGGCGTCAGGGCCGAATTTGACCACATCAAACCGCTGTGGCTCGATGGCGAGAACCGGGAATCAAATCTCCAAGCCGTCACAGCCAAGGCCCACGCCGCCAAGACGAAAAGCGAAGCGACAGTTCGTGCCAAGGTCAACCGCAACCAGATCAAGCGGGTGATGGGCAAGAAGAAGTCTTCGCTCTCCAACCAGAAATTCAAGAAGCTGATGGATGGCACGGTCGTTCGCCGCGACACCGGCGAAATTGTCGGAGGTGGCTATGCCGATAAGCGCTGAACGCATGAAGCTTTACCCAGGCGGCTCGATCCACTCCAAAGAATGGAAGGCATTCCGCGCCTCTCTTCTGGATCGTGCCGGCAACTGCTGTGAAGGCACGCCACAGCATCCAGAGTGCCGAGCCGCAAATGGTGAGCCGCACCCAGAGACCGGCGGCAAAGTCGTTCTGACAATCGCGCACATGGACCATGACGAGAGCCATGCCGACCCAGAGCGTTGCCGAGCCCTTTGCCAGCGCTGCCACAACAAATGGGACGCGCCGCACCGGAAGGTAAACGCCCAGCGCACGCGCCGTCTCAAATCTCCGCAACTCGACATCGAGGATTACGCCCTCGCCAGCACAGGAGGCGAACACCATGCAGAGTGACGCAAGAGCACGCGCATGGGAAACGCGCAGGAAGAAGTACGGAAACACGGGCCATGCTCGCGGTGCATACGGCCATGGCGGCAATCACGTTGCCTCCATGCAGGCGCTTCTCATCCGTCTTCACGAGGAAGGTGTTTTATCTGAAGGTCAGGTTGCTAAGGCGACCGGCCTCCACCGCATCACCGTCCGCAAGATGGCAGACGATTACCGCAACTCCATTCCCGAAACGAAAGAACAGGTTCGCGCTCGAATGATTAAAGGAGCACCCAATGCAGAGTGAAGAACTGAAGCCGTGCCCATTCTGCGGTGGTAACAATCTGCGGTTCCGTCTTTCGGATATCGAGGGGTGGATAGCCCACGTCGAATGCACCGACTGCGATGACATGTTGGGGCCTATGAGTGAATTCAAGCACGACGATAAGGAAGACGCCGAAAAAGACGCGGCAGAAGTCTGGAACCGCCGTCCCGCCCTCGAAGCCGCCCTGTCCGCTGCGGAGCCGGCAGGATACGTGAAGCTCACGATGCCGGGGGAAACTTGGTATTCGTGGAAGGCGTGCGCGGCAAGCGATCTCGGAGCGCGCCCATTCTATTTTTCACCGGTTCTAGCTAGCGCCGAGTGGGAAAAGTTGGACCGTGCGTACAGCAATTTCATCAACGCTTACGGGGACCCGTTCAAGCCGAAGAGAAATCACGAAAAGGAAACCGAAAGAAACATCAAGGTGCTTGGCGAAGCATTTAACGCGTTTCGCTCCGCCCTGTCTGTTGCGGTATCACAATCTGCAACAGACGTGGCCGTAAAAGCTTTGGAGTGGGACGAGTTCTCTACGGAACTCAAGCGGCACTTCCAGTCAAATACGATTTTGGGCCAATACCAGATTGCGTATCTTGGCGAGTTTGAATGCTGGCAACTCTACAGCCCGCAAAAATCAACCAACTGGAAAGAGAACTTTTCTCGCCACAAGTCGAGCGAAGAAGCCAAAGCCGCCGCCCAAGCTGACTACGAGGCCCGCATTCGCTCCGCCCTCTCCGCACAGGCGCAGGACGTGGCGGGTAGCCCCGCGATAAAAGCCATCGCAGCCGAGCGCGCCCGGCAGATCGAAAAGGAAGGCTGGTCGCCTGCTCATGACGATAAGTATACCAACGGCGAATTGCTGGAAGCTGCGGCTTGTTACGCCCTTTACGGAGGTGGCGAACTGGATGACGCACCGGGCGCTTGGCCTTGGTCTCGCGATTTCTGGAAGCCGACAACCAGACAACGCGATCTTGAGAAGGCCGGGGCGCTCATCGCCGCCGAGCTAGATCGCGTTATCCGAGCCGCAGCACCCGCAAAGCAGGAGGGCTGACCCATGGCCGACGACTTGACGCCAGAGATGATAGATACGGCGGAAGCGAACATCCGGGCGGATTTCAGGGCCGGAAAAATATCCAGAGAGCAGTTCCAGAAGGAAATGCTGATCGTCGCGCGGTCTAGGCGATATGCCATTCCAGAAAAGCAGGAGGACGGCACCAATGAGTGATATCGTCAAGTGCGTCTGCCAGCATTGCCAGCGCGTAACCGTTGTACCGCAGGCGACTGTCCGCCAACTCCTATCCGAAGCCGAGACGCGCGAGAGGGAGGCAAGGGCGAAGGCGCTGGGCGAATTGCGAGATCTGGTGCAGTTCACAAAATGGAGCGCCAGCGTCTATCATTGCCCGCCGCCCCGCTCAAAGCGCGACAACCCGCTGAGACACAGCAGCATCATTCGGCTGCATGGCGCGTTCGATACCGAGACGGAAGCGCTTTCGGCAGCATCGACTGCCATCAAGTCTGGTTGGGCTGGTACGACGATAATTCACAGGGATTCGGCAAAGCCGCTTGCTCAGTTCAATATCCAGAACGGTGTTGCTGATGCGATCGGGCGGTTGGCGTTTGCCGATATCGCCCTGCAATCGGAGGAGCGGTGATGGTGAAGCTGACAAAGGCAGATGTCGAGACTTTGCGCGCTTGCGACGATTGGAAGGCAACTTTCGAGGTTATTGCCATCCGGCGGCTTAGAAACTCAGCCACAAATTACAGGGCGGTACAGCAGCGCATAGACAGCTTGCTTAGAAAAGGGCTGCTCAAATTTGGGAAGCCCAATACCACCTACCGCATCACGGATGCCGGCCGAGCGGCGCTTGAAAGGAGCGAGGGATGACGGAAACTCTCAACCTCACCGACGAGATGCGCGCCGAGATCGCAAAACTGGCCGAGCGCTTCGACGTGTCACCCGAACTGGTGCTGCGCCGTATGGTGTTCAGCTACGCGGCGAAGTTCGAGGAATTATCAACGCCAGATGGGACGAACGTGGTTCCGATAAGGAGCGAGGGATGACGGCACCCGCACTGGTCAAATCCGCGGACCTTAAACGCATGGCGGATATAGCCTTGGAGAAAGGCGTCCGTGTCGAAATCGAGATCGATGGCAAAATAATACGAGTTGCCCCCGATATCCCCGATAATCACAAGCAATCGTCCGTTGACCGCGACATTGCATATGGTGGCAATAGCCTCTCCGAATGGAGGGCGCGCCGTGAAGGTAAATCTAGTGGGTATTCACCGCGTCAAAAAGGTACTCGCTGACGGTACCAGCACTTTCTATTTCTACGCATGGCGGGGCGGCCCGAGGATGAAGGCCGACCCCAAGAACCAAAATGAGTTCATCGCTGAATATGTGCGGCTGACACGCGACAGAAAAGATGCGCCCTATAACGGCTGTCTGGCTGAGATCATCCGCCAATATCTCAAATCTCCGACCTACCTGAACCTAAAGCCGAGCACGCGAGAAGGATACGATTTCGCTATCAAAGCGATTGAGACAATGTTCTTCGACATGCCAGCCTCAAAAATATCGGCGCCGGGCGCTCGAACGACGTTTCTTGAATGGCGTGACGAGATAGCCGAGACGCACCCGCGCAAAGCCGACCTCTACATGAGCGTGCTGAAACGCATCCTCTGGTTCGGCCTGGATCGGGAAATGATCGAGCGCCACCCGCTGGAACGCGTCGAGAAGGTCAGCGACGGCAGCCGCCGAGACGTGATATGGACCGACGAGGATATCCATACATTCCGATATGGGAAAAAAGACAAGGACGGCAAGTGGGAGATTAAGCCGGCGGCCGAGCCATTGGTGCGCGCCCTTATGCTGGCGATCTGGACGGGACAGAGACAGGGGGATTTGCTCAAGCTCACATGGAAGGCTTACGACGGCCATTCCATCTACCTGCGCCAGTCGAAGACCGGGGCGCATGTCCGAATGAAAGTTTCGGAGGAGCTAAAGAGCTATCTGGACGGGTTGCAGCGTGGCAACTCTGTCACGATTTTGACCAATAGTCAGGGCCAGCCTTGGGCGACCGGCTTCAAATCGTCTTGGCGCAAGGCCGTAGAGAAAGCAGGCATCGAAGGGAAGACATTCCACGACCTGCGAGGAACGTTCGTCACCCTCGCCTATCGGAATGGTGCGTCGATAAAGGAAATTGCCGAGGTGTCTGGCCACTCCGAAAAGGACGCCGAGGGAATCATCCGCAAGCACTATCTGGTGTCGAGCGCGGCGGTTGAGAGCATCGAGAATCGCCAAAAACGGTTTACAGGCAAACCCGGATGACCTTGTTATCCACAGGGCAGTAAATGGGTAGTCTGTAAACTGAAATCGCTAGAAGCCCTGCAAAATAAGGGCTACAGCGTTTTCCTACGCGACTGGGGGTCAAGGGGTCGTGGGTTCGAATCCCGCCGCTCCGACCATTAAAAACAGATAGATAGCCAGTTCCCCCAGAGCTGGCTATAATTTTTTCAGCCACATTCTCGCCGGCGCCATGCGCGAATTGACAAGATGCGGTGTGGGTGTGCGTTTATCCAAGCCTGAGAACGAGGTGTGCTGTGATGGTCAAAAAAACAAAAATTGAACACTCGGAATTCTCAGGCGAATTTGAAGACGACGGTATCACGGTTCTGGTTGATATCTACCGACCGGCTGGCACCCAGCAGGATTGGACGCTCGAGGTTATCAGCGAGCATGATGATGTCACCACCTGGGAAGAACCTTTCACGACAGACAAGGACGCCTGGGAAGAATTCCTGGCCACCTGTGAGAAAGACGGAATTCGCAGCTTCCTGGACGGCGAAGATCCATCTGTTCATTGA